TGATGGGATTTTACTTTAAAATGTGACAAATTTTTAAAAATCGCTAACAAAATGAAAAATATAAAAATAAATTTATACTGAATTTCAGAAATTTTGTCACATCTACGATTTGTCGTGTAATTCAACTTATTTTCTTTACGTAAACAGACGGAAAACCGACCTCATGTAAACAATCTAAAATCGTATGACAAATTTTATCCTAATTTGTCACGTTGATGATATGACAAATAGGTAAGTTGAAAGACCGGTATTGACAAAATATATAATATGTGCTATAATAATAAATGAAGATTAATACATATTAATTATATGGATGTACGATGCAATGCATCAATACTTTCAAAAAGCACTTGACAAATCATAATTAATATGGTATAATAAACATACTAAATACGAATAAGAAATACATGAAACATGTATAAATCAAATTAAATAGAAAGATGGTAATATAATGGCAACTGCGTATTATGACGACAAACTTGAAAAGGTAATTGAAAATGGAATCGAGTATCCATTAAATGAATGGATGATTGGTAAATCTAAGGCTGAGATTTTACAGGTGTTGAGTGCACCATCAAAAGCTGAGGCAAAGGAAAAAGATGAAATCGAATTAATGGAACCAATGTTCCGTACTGTTACATTTGAGAACTTATTATTAACAGATAAAAAACCAGCTAAATTATCAGTGCGTATTAATTTAGGTGTGGACAATGTCATCTATACAGACCGTCGCAAATCACGTGCGGAAGTCGTTGGGTTTGTTATGCCAAATAATGGAACTGAACAAGCTGGGCTATTTGTGCATGAAACACAAAAACCTGAGGGTGATGCTGAAAATAATACATATCATTTATTCCGTATTGAAGCAACTAAATACGCAATGCAAGCAATTGAGGATGAATGTGCACGAATTTCTAAATTACCAGACGAAACACGTGCAAATTATAAAGATTTAACCGTTATTCGTAGACAATTATTGACATATTTACAAGATAAAAATGATTTCTACAATGATTTACACAAACAAATTAATATTGTAACATCACGCCGTTTACCACGATTAAATGAATATGTTCTTTATGCTGATGATGAATCAGCACCATTTAAAGTTACAGCTCGTGTTCCATATAATAATCCAATGAAACAAGAAGTGACAACTGACCAAAAAGCTATTGTCGACACTGTTTTAGACGAATTCTTTGATGAAGATAACAAACTTGCGTTAGCATGGTATTTTGGTGCGGCCTTGTCAAATGTGGATATTCATGATGATAGAGTTTCAAAAATGATGATTGTATCATCAGCTCGTGGTGGTTCAGGTAAATCATCATTATTGACAGGATTGACAAAAGTACTATTTGGTGAGACTTATTCAGATATTACACCATCATTTGATGAGTATTTTGCAGCAAATAACCGATTTGCAACATCAACATTACCAATGGGTCGTATGACAGTTTATTCTGAAGCACAATTTGCAGATGTAAACTTAAGCGATGAACATGATTTCAAAGGACTTAATAGTTCAACAATCAAGTCTTTAATTACTGATGGTTATATGTCAGATGAAAAGAAAAATCAAGACGCCGTGATTAAACGAGTTCATGGATTACATGTTGTTTTATCAAACTATGTACCTCGAATTAAAGATGCAACAGAAGCATTACGTCGTCGTCTATTACCTATTGTTGTAAAACCATCTCGTATGCAAGATAAAGCTAGTAACATGGGATTAGTTGGACAAAATAAATTTAACCAATATTTAGAAGACAATGCCCAAGCATTTGCCAACTATTTTGTTAGCGTTTTCCAATCTAATGAATATATGTTTACATATGACGATTATTGTGAAGATGATTTCCAAGCTCAAATTAATGACAGTGATGCTGAAGTTAGAGCAAATGAAGATAAAGTTTCAGCTGAACATCAAGAAACATTAGATGCAATTACAACAAATGATATTAAACAAGCAATTAATGAACTTGCTGAATTGGGTCGAATTCCGGATGTGTCTACGATTGTTGATGATATTTCATTGGCTGTATCTGGTGGATTAGTCGAGAATATGCGTATAGATGATGACTGTCTATATATTGATTCAAGTAAGAAAGCGTTCAGTAAATATGGACCATATAGTGAATCATTACGTAAATTAATGATTGAAAAATTCGGGCCAACTGTTCGAAAATTCCAAAAACGTATGATTAAGGTGGGCCTAAATAATGTTAAATAAAGAATTAGCTAAACGTTTAATGGACTTGTACTACACACAAGGCACAACTGAGTATGCTCTTGATTTATCTACGAATAAAGACTTAGTTCAATTTCCACCAGCTTTTGTGGAAGATGATACTATTTATATTGAATCTGAAGATATTGAAGCATATGAATTAGTATTCACTAAAGATATGGTTGACGCATCATATCAACTAGTGGATGCATTTCTAGCCGGTGAAGATATCCAAGATTTAGATATCTTAGGTATACCATATGAGCCTATTTATCAAGCGGATATCATCGTTAGAAATTATCAGGAGTATGGATTCATTATTGATAGTAAAATTTTATTAGCTCGATTATTGGTTAAATATGAATATTCTACAATTAACCAAGACAAATTGGAATATACGATGTTAGACTCATGGACTACCGCACCAACAGTCGTCACTTTAGATTCATTTAATAAAGATGAGTTTCTACGGTATTGTCATGATACAAATAGTAGTTGGTGGAGTATATCAAGAATTAAGCCTCAATTAATTGCTAGTGCGAAAGATTCTATTATTGAATATATCAGTAATAATCCAAAATCACCAGACGACATCTATTTCAAGCATTTACTTGGAGCTATTGTTCATAACCAATTTGAATTATCAAAACATGCTGAAAACCAGTTAAGTTCTTGGATTTACGCGATTTCTATCTAAACACAATCAACAATCACTGTGAGCATGATTGATGATATGTAGATAATAAGTAATTAAAGTCACCTTTTCTAGAAATTAACAATAAATGAATTACCATTATAGTACCATCTATTACAATTTATTTATACATGACATAATACTACATATTTTGAATCATGCTCATAGGCATAAATGTTGACGAAATGTTCTTAATATGATATAATAATATATATATTAAAGATAGGTATAATTATGAACGAACACGTAAACATTGACACAGTAGAATTAGATACTAAATCAGTTATTGATAGCCTTAATAAAAGACTCAGATTCTTTGGAGCCCCAGCCTTAGCTGAGCAAACGGATTTAATTCAACGGTCCAAGCAATTCACATTATTTAATAGTTGGTTACAAGAAGCATCAGATGCTGTTATAAACGAGTTAGCTAATGAATATGGTCTGATTATTGTTATTTTAGGTGTTACTGGTATAAATTTAGACCATGTAATATTATTGCAAGAAAAAAAGGAGCCTGATTATACAGGTTTCATCCGATATATTGATAATACATTATTGAGGTCAACTCATCATAAAGCTAAACATATTCGTAAAATTAGTAAGGACTTGTTGAATGATGATTTCATGGATTTAAAAACCCCTGAAGTCCGTTCACAAATCATTAGTTATATTTTAGAACGATATATTAATATGAAAGGTACTTATGATGATGCAATAAGAGACTTATTATTATTGGTATCCGAATAGACGTTTGGTATACACCAAACGTCAAACGGGGAAACTTCCCCGTCACTCACTTCGTTCGTCCCCATTTTACTAACGAAATAAATTTTAAGTCAATGAAATATCGTAAAGTGATATAATCGGTCATATACATGACCGTAATATGGGAGCAAGCTCCCAAACCCTGTTTGACTTATGAAAATAAAAGTTAGCGAATAACTAATGAAAAATTAAAAGCGCACTCACGACTAATAGAAATGAGGCTTAGTATGAAATGGAGACAACACAAATGGAAACAACTGGATATGACTACAATGTTATTAATAATTTAAATATCAATATTCGTGTGACACGAGATATTGTATTACATGATGAATTTGGAAATGAAATTTCTCGTACACCTGATATTCAATATTCACAAGCAGTGCTTTCAATGTCTGATGTAGAAGATATGCTAGAAAATGCAAATTCTGTAGCAGAAAATGTTACGCTATATCATAAGAAGAATTCGGTTACACCGGATATGACTGAAGCGCAATTAAATGTTACACGTAATATTATCACAAATGCAATCACTACATTAATTGATAATTTAACAAATCAAGAATTTGTATCAACATATGTAGAGCAGTTGAAAACTGGTGCAAATGCAGTAAATCGATTTAAATATCGTGAATCAGACGCTGTGTCTGAAACTACTGTATATTTAATGTACCGACCAGATATTTTATCATCACAATTAATTATTCCAAGAAGACCTGGAGCAATTGTGAATAATTATAACATTGTAAGTTTCTAATGAGGTACTGATGGAACTATTACAAAAACTAGAAACATTACAAGAAACAACTGGAAAAAAAGCTAAGAGCACATATATCACCGAAAACAAAACTGATAAATTATTTATTAAAGTACTTGAATTTTTATATAACCCATTTAAAGTTAGTGGAATTTCAACAAAAAAACTAAATAAAGATGTTGATAAAATTCCAAACACAATGAATTTGTCAGAATTGTTGGATTATTTAACAGCACACAATACGGGTACTGATTATGATATTGGTATTATTAAATATTTCTTAGATAAGCATGATAATAATACAATATTAAGTCAATTAATTAGTAAAACATTAACATTGGGTGTGTCTGGTAAGTCAATTAATGATGCATTAGGTGAATCTTTAGTACCGACTTTTGATGTACAATTAGCATTTCCATATGATAAAACAATCACATCGACATCAACAAAAAGACAAATTGATAGATATGACGATGACGATTTATTATATGTTACACAGAAACTTGATGGGTTTAGGGGCTTAACAACTTATAAAACTAAAATACAGACATATAGTCGAAAAGGCCAATTGATTGATGGCCTAGATGAATTACATCAAGATATTGAAAACGTAATTCAGGCGAGTGGTTTGTTGGATATGTTCCCCAATGGATTTGCTATTGATGGCGAATTGTTACTAAAAAATGAAGACAATCTGACATCAGATGCCTTATTTAGAGCCACAACTAAAGAGCTGCGTAAAAATGGTAAAAAACAAAATATCACATATAATATTTTTGATATTTTACCATTAGATGAATTTTATTATAAAGATGCATCTACGCAGATGTATAAAGAGCGTCGAGCTATTTTAGATACAATTCAATCTGGTCAATTTACACAAGTAGTTCCAGTCTTAGATGTAATTACGAAAAATGACATTCCAAAATGGTCGAATTATGCAAGCGACCAGGGTTGGGAAGGTATTATGCTGAATTATGCAAACGGATATTACCGAACAAAGCGTTCAGCAGAGCTATTAAAAGTTAAAAAGATGCATACTGCAGATTTAGAAATCCTTGGATTCAATCAAGCAATTGATGGAAAAAACGCTGGACAGCTGCAATCAATTAATGTAAAATTGGATGATGAAAACGTCGTCCAAGTCGGAAGCGGACTGACGGAAGAACTCCGCTTAGAAATATGGAATAATCAAGACAAATATTTGGGTGCTATGGTCGAAATCCAATACTTTGAATTGAGTGAAAATCAAAATGGTGGTAAATCATTAAGATTTCCGGTATTCAAAGACTTCCGATTCGATAAAACACCTGATGACGCAAATATTGAATAATTTGCATGTAAAATTTACACATCGTTGCAATGCAACACTTAAATGAATTGAAACCTAACCGAAAATTAATTGTTTAAAAATTAATCTGAAAACAAGGTGAAAAAAATGAAATTATTTTGGAAAATTATTGGTTGGATAATTGCAATTGCTATTTTAGTAGCATTGTTTATCACAGGCGCAATTGTTATTGCTGCAATTATCTTTGGTGTTGGCTTAGGCTTTGCTTTAATGGGCGGGGTAGAAGACGGATTAACACAAGCAACCAAACCAAACGATTATAATCGTTATTGGTAAAACTATGAGGTCATAGTTTAGGCATAGAAACAAAAGAAAGGTGCCATAGGTTATTATGTATGTAATGAAACTTTACAATTAGAGTTTTTTATGCTATAATATAATATATACATAATAATAAGGTTAGTATTTTATATGGGAACACGATATTCACAACAAAATACATATAGAGATTTATCATTTGGGGACGTTATTAAAATTACCGCCCCATTTGAGGAAAACACTACAGAATATTATAATGGTTATAGTCCCTATGAAATTCGTGGAGATTTAGTACGTGATAGATTTGGACGAACAGAAAAGCAACGACCTGTAATGGTTATTGATGTGACGTCAACGGAGTTAACTTATATACCATTAACCTCATCACGAGGAAATGAACATGATGAAGCTCATCAATATCAATTAGAAGATAACTCAATGACCCCACAGCATAATTGGTATCGTCCCGTAAAAACGTATGCTGAAACCGCATCTGTACGTGTCATCCCAATAAATTCTGACGAAATTGCTGACTATTATGGCAAAATTAAAGAGCATGATTTAGCTGAAATTCAAAAGCGCTTAATGGAAGATGCCCAAGATGTTTATGATGGTAATGATAAACATGTTTATATGGGTGAAAAACAAATGGCAGCTTTTATTAATGGACTTGAATCACATAATTACAAAAAAACGATAGAAGACGGATTATCTGTTTATTCACAGGATAACAGAACCTTCACATTATCGGAGTCGGGTGTAGTAAAAGTACATTTTGAATTGTCAGTATCTCAAGTACGACGGCGAATTGAACGAAAAGAACATATTCGATTACGACCACCGTCATCAGCTCGCACAAAGACCCATGATACAGCATTTAGTTCGAGTTTAGAAACATTAAAATCTGAAATGGGAGACGGTTTAACTTATGAATGAAACCTTGGCACATAAAGCTGTTAATGAGGTTGTTTATACATTAGAATCATTTGAAATAGATTATTTGAAATATGATAATGAAACAAACACATTTAGTATAGTACATGTGACCGATAAAGAAACAACAGAAACACCTGTAACTTTATCGAAATATGACTCTGAAGAAGATGTATTACTTGATTTAGTAGATAAAGTAATACCAACAAATTTCACGCCATACATTGAAAAATTATATGGACGTAAACCCACATGGGATACCGTTAATAATGTAATATTTATTGGAAACCCAAATGGATATTATGATTCTAGGTATAATCAATATAAGCATGCACGTGAATTAGGCATGGAGGCTGTCGATTTATATGAAATTTCTCTTGTTGAAGCTGTACAGCAAACAATTATTGCAATTAGAAAATTAGTGAAGTAACTATAGTATTATAGTTACTTTTTAACAGAACAGAAAGGTAGCTATAATAAAATGGTAACAAAAATTACAGATAAAATATATAAAGCAAATGTTTTAGGGTATGACTTGGAAATTAAAACTAATGATAATAACAGAATTGTACATATCATTGGTGGAAGTCATTATTTAATTGATGATTTTTTACATCAAAAATTACAAACAGAGATTTACTCACTTGCGTAATAAATACCATAAAACTATTGACAAACACGTAAATATTTGATATAATAGATATATCAAATATAAAAAGGATAAAACGCAAATGACATACACAGTAAAGACAAAATTCCCAAAAGAAATCACTGAACGTGAAGCCAAAGAAATTGTTAATACACATGATGAAAGTGAAACGAACTTAGATGTCGAAGATGTGCTATCATTGTATGCACATTATCAGCAGTCTGGATATAACATCAAAGCATCATTTAAATTGCAAGAAGATGCTGACCCAGTAACTGTCGCATCAAAATTAGATGAACACGATATTGCTTATAAAGCAACATTGAAATTTTTAAACAAATCAAATAGAGGTTCTTATGATGAGGTGCTACCAATTTCACAAATTGCATTTCAACAGGGATATGATTATGAAGTTGGCGTTACATTGAAAATCAATGATGAATCAACAGTTGACTTTGATAAAGAATCAACCTGGTTTTCACCAGAAGATGCTATTTATATTGTTAAGCCAAAAGTTTCTGGAAAACATTTAAACGAAATGGTACCTATTTATGAACGTTTACTTGACCAAGGCTTTGATGTGACATTTGATATTAAACCAAGCAGTGCGGAAACTGATGATGATTTTTCAAAACAATTAAGTGCTTATCCTGAGGGAACTGAAATCACAATGGTATTGAGTGATGCTGAATATTAAATATCTGTATATCAGATATTTTTTTTCGGGCGATTTTGTTCAATAGAGTTGACAACTATCTATAAATATGATATAATATATTTATAGAAAATAGCAAAGGGGAATAACGTGTCTTTTTTTAAAGAATTATTTGGTCTAAACGACCCTGTTACTGAAATTCAAACATTTTCGGATTATATTACAGAAGAACCATTAGATGTTTTTTATAATAATCAGAAAATAGGAACAATTGATAAAGAAGTACACATCGTAGATTACACAGATACACATGATGTTATGCAAACATTACCAACTACAATTTATACGATTAAATATAAACAATCAGATTTAGATAAATTGTTAGACAGTTATGGTGTGTTGAATGTTACATCTTACAAAGTATTTAATGGTAGTGATATTGCAATTTATACATCACAACCACCAAGACATTTACCAATTAAAGTTGAATTACCAATTGAGTTATCAGTCAATGAGACAGATATTAAATTTTCAGCAACTCATTTAATTGAGATTAGCGAAACAACATCGAACATTATTCAATATGAAATTTCTCAAGATAATTTATATGACAAATTATTAGATAAATTTCTTGATGAACAACCACTATTAGAATATTTATCTGTAGAAGAAACATCTATGGATGATAATAAATTCACATGTGTGTTATCAAATAGTGCAAAACATGAAAAAGCGGTTTATGTTAACGGTAAATATTATACAAATGTTAATGTAAATATTACGGTAACGAATAACACCTTACATGATGCTGATTATCCAGTTAAATTATTAACTGAATTATTTAGTGCAGATGATATTTATAAATATTATACCATTACAAATATCAAGCAAGATAAACAAATCACTGCAAACGGGTCTCCCGTGATAGACGTAACTATTGAGTTAAATTACGATACAATTGATAAAACATTATCAACAATTATCACAACTTATACAAATTTCTTAGAAGAACAAGGCTATCAAATAGGCGATTTAAAAGATTCATTCTTGGCTTCATATAGCGAAGGTTATATTAAAAATTCAGAAATTCCAGGTATTCAATCGACAAATGAAACATATTTCATTGATTTATACGGAGCAAAACGTTATGATAATCCAAATGATATATGGTTGTTAAAGAAACAATATGATGAGAATGATGGACTTGAATTAGATACTATTTTGGACATTGCTGTTGAAAAATTACAGAATTTAAATGCTGTAATTGAGAACCCATATTCATTTAGTTCATATAGTGATAACACTATGGTAGATGATAACTATGTTGCAGCTATCGAATTAGATTCACAAAATGAGTCAGACGATAAGGATAACTCGGAATACAACCGTACTTCATCTGATTTTGAAGACGCGACAGAATCTGGCAGCATCATTAAGTCAACAGACGTTACTAATGAAACACATACAAGTGAATTATCTGAATCTGATATTATAAACGATATTAATTCAGAGACAGATGATACAATTGAGATTCTATCAGAAAAAGGTAAAGATTCATGTCAAAATTGATTAGTTTTGAAGGTGTCGATGGTGTTGGTAAATCGACGGTAATTCAAAAAACAGCAACGGATTTAACATCGTTGGGGTATTCGGTAATTGTACTACGAGAGCCTGGGACAACGAATTTAGGCTTGAAATTACGAGAGTTAATTAAATCTGATACACCAAGGTCAGAACTGGCGGAAGTGCTGTTATTTATGGCAAGTCGAGCTGATATGGTTACGAATGTTGTCACAAGAGCATTAAAAGCATATGATATTGTATTACTTGACCGATATATCGACTCAACCATTGCATATCAAGGGTATGGTAATGGCGTTGATATTAATTTGTTAAATGAATTAAATCGAATGGTTATAAATAATAAATTACCAGACAAAACTATTTATATTGAGGCACCGATGGATGTTGTTGCCGAACGTATTCGATTACGCGGAGATGACCCTGACAAATTTGACACCGATAAGCAATTTGCGAAACGAGTTTGTGACGGATATCAAGAAATTCTAAAATCAGAACCAGACCGATTTGAAAAAGTCATCAATGATGATTTAGAAGACTGCGTTCAAGAGTGTGTTACTATCATACAAAATGAGTTGAACCGAAAAACTGAACATAAACGCGAATCATTGAAGAAATTAGTCAATAAAACGGAAACGGGAACATATCGAGCACTAGTATCACGAACAGGTAAAACTGATGATGGAAAACCAACGTTACTTTTAACATCTGTAAAACGAAAAGGTGGACGACTTGTTTTAACGGACCATGTGTGGGTCGATTATACACGGGAATTGGTATCATTAGGTACATTAGTCCCTGGAGATTTAATCGAATTCACCGCCGATGTGACGACATATAGTCATGAAAATAAATTCGGCGGGACATATGATGAATATGGGTTTACAAATTTAACAAATGTAACATTGGTCAAAGGAAAACGCATTTTAAAAAATGAAGATGACTTTGAACGAAAAGATTTATCCTATATTAGTACAATACAAGATGATGATTTATTTAATCGTACATTAGTAAAATACTTAGGTTATGTTACTGTTATGACTAAAAAGCATTTGGTGTGAAATAAAGCTTGACAAATAATATATTTTATGATATAATATAAATATAAAGTAATAAAGAATTGTTCAAGATTTATTATATGACAGAATTAGCAAATGAATTATTTGCATATGCGATTGAACCAAAATTTGATGACCGAATGTATGATATGTTAAAATACAAAGAAGTATCAAAAGCTGTTCGAGACGATGCAAATAAATATAAAAATTTAAGTGATAGACTCGATTACGTTCAGTTCCAAAAAGATATTTATGCACGTCGTAATGACGCTCGTTCAGATTTAAATATTGCAAATATGGAACAAGAACAAGAAGATATCACAAAGACTATAGCATCATTATTAGATAAATATAATTATAAGCCATTAGATAAGGCAATACGCGCTGAAACACTACCACGACATGAGAATGATTATGATTTACGTAGAGAATTCAGAGCTGATGATATTGGTGAGATGAGTGAACATGATTATGACAGCTTTGCGGCTGAAATAGAAATGTTACGAGATGATGGTATACGATTAGGCTAAGATGAGTTGGTCATTTAACAGGTTCGACACCTGCTTAGCCAATAGCGACTATGACCTAGTTGCACTCTAATTAAGAAGAGATGTTTGCCAGAAGGCAACGAAAATCTAATTGAAAAGAGAACTTTAATATATTAGTGTTGTTAATATATTAATTATAGGAAACGAACTTAAATAAACTTTTTAAGCTAAACAAATACAAGTAGTAATCTTTTCAAAAAGCCAATCAACACACTGATTGGTTTTACTTTTTTTAAAATTTATATACATAAATTTTAAAAATGGGGAAACCCCAAACCCCACTTAAATAATGAATAAGCAAACAGCTTATTTAAAGTAGGTAAAATATGGATTCCATATATTTAATACAACATAAAGATTTACCTGAGTATACTAAAATTGGCTATACATCGGATATTAATCAACGCATTCGACAATTAGAAACAGCATCACCAACTGGAGTATTGCTAGTTTTTTCTAAAGAAACGAAAGATGCTTATAAAATTGAGCAAGCATTACATAGAAAATATGCTTATAAAAATTCTAATTTAGAATGGTTTCGATTAACAGATGAAGATATAGTTGATATTATAAACTTAGTAAATCAATATGTTGCAAAAAACAAAAACTAAATAGCAAATGCTATAATGGTGATTCATCACCACAGATGAAAGGGAAAAAGTCGGCGTCTAATAAACGCAGGCTATAATTACTTTATGCAAAATAAACTGAAACTTACTATGACAACATTGGCAGCAACAGCTCTTGTAGCTTTTGCAGGTACAGCGTCAGCAGACGAAGTAGACTATACTGTTCAAGCTGGTGACACTTTATCTAAAATTGCAGAAACATATCTAGGTTCAGCTGATTACACAGACGCATTAGCTGCAGTAAATCATATCCAAGATAAACATACTATTTATGTTGGGCAACATTTAACATTTGATAGTGTGAAAGATGCTAAGGCATCAACATCTGTAACAAATACAGCCGATAATGTATCTGTACAATATAATACTCAAGCAACTCAAGCTACATCTGATTCAGTATATCAAGCACCCGCAAGTGCTGGTTCTGTAGTACTCGCTAATGGTAATACAGCAGGCGAAGTTGGTTCATATGCAGCTCAACAAATGGCTGCTCGCACAGGTGTTCCAGCATCAACATGGGAAATGATTATTGCTCGTGAATCAAACGGGCAAGTTAATGCATATAACCCATCAGGTGCATCTGGATTATTCCAAACTATGCCAGGTTGGGGTTCAACCGCAACAGTTGATGACCAAATCAATTCTGCTGTGAATGCATATAACAACCAAGGGTTATCTGCTTGGGGATTTTAAATTGAAGCACTCATCTGAGTGCTAATTATGCTCCGTGTAGCCAAGTGGTTTAAGGCGCTGGTCTGCAAAACCAGCATTCGTGGGTTCGAATCCCATCACGGAGTTCGTAATAAGAAAGTTGGTATTTAACAATGTATCAAGTTATGTATAAAAAAGACGTTATTGAAACATTTCAAACAATAGAAGAAGCTATCAAATACAAAATGGAAACTGAACGATTGCTAATGGATGATGATAATATGGTATCATTATACATTAGGCCAATTACTATTCATAGTAATTAGTTTCAATCAAAAGTTAAAAAGCTACTTGACAAATTGTCATAACTTTGGTATAATAGAAGTATGAAAAGATTATTATTATTTTCGACTATTATATTAGGATTTACAACAGTAGCAGTAAAAGCCGATGATTTATCGGCAAAGCAAGAGCAAAAAACACAATTACAAACAAAATTAAATGATTTACAATCACAATATGATTCTGTAACATCACAAAAAAAGGCAATTAATACAAAAAAAGATTCTATTTTAACAACAACATCTGAAATGGATAAAATTAATGGTTATATTAATGTTAAAACAGATGATACAAAAAAAGAATTACAAGTATTAAAGTCTAAGATAACTAAAGTAAAAGAATCAAAACCAAAATCTAAGTCATTGAAAGATTTAAAAACTAGTTATACAAAGACTGAAACGAAGTTAAAGAAATTGATACCAATTGATACAAATGCTTTATCTAGTGATATTAAAAAACAAGCTGATGATATGACATCTAAGTCAACAAATTTAGAAAAAGATATCAACGACACAAAGCAGGCTTTATCATCATTAAATTCTGAAATCAACAAACTACAGGACGCAAATAAAGCAAAACAAGACACTGAGGCTGCTAAAAATTCAGATGAAGCATTGAAGAAGCAAACCGATGCCTTATCCGACCCATCGACAGAGGGATTGACTCCACATACAGCTGAGATGAAGAAGTTTTTAGGCGCCAAATTTGGAATCACATCTTTCAGTTTGTATCGACCTGGTGATAGTGAAGACCATGGTTCTGGATTAGCAATTGACTTAATGGCTGACAAAGCTAAAGGTGATGAAATTGTAGCATATTTAACTCAGAATTATAAAGCGTTAGGTATAAAATACATTATTTGGCAACAACGATTTTATTGTAATTTACCAAACATTTATGGTCCAGCTAATACATGGAATTTAATGGACGACCGTGGTGGTGACACAGCAAACCATATGGACCATGTCCATATATCATTTAATTATTGATACTTTGTTTTTTTTTCAGCCGTGTATACACACGGCTTTATATTGGGCAAAGCCCAAACCCATTTAAACTATGAAATAAACTGACGGGGATTTCCAGCAAATATAACTAGATTGGATTTTATATGAAAAAACGAGAAATTTCAGCGGATATTACAACTATCACAACTGGTTATATTATGCATCAAGTTAATTGCCAAAATGTAATGGGTGCTGGCGTTGCTAAAGCACTATATACCAAATACCCACTTGTTAAATCAGCATATCATGATTTTGCAAAAGAATACACAACACCAAATGATAGATTAGGATTAATCCAACCAGTACAAATAACAGACTCACTTGTTATTTGTAATAGTTATAGCCAACTATATTATGGAAATAGTAAAGAGACTGGTATTTGTTATACTCATATGGAGGCGTTAAAATCAGCATTAAAGCGATTAGATTATCACGCCAAACGCAATAATAAACCAGCGTATGTGCCTGCTAAAATTGGATGTGGTCTTGCTGGCGGTGACTGGGACGATATACGTTCATTTATTTTAAATGAGACGGACATCATTATTGTAAATTATAATAGATTTTAAGAAAATATAACTGAAAGGATATAGTCTCATTGACTGAAATATAAACATCATGAAAGCTACAAAACAAAAAAGTATAAAAGGTTTAATTCGTCAATTAGTGAAAGAAACAGTATATACTCCAGCACGAGTTTCTGAAATCACGCACTCATTAGAGCGTGTATTACAAAACGAGATATCTAATGGTTCAACCTATGCTGAGTTATATACTAATATTTTACATATTGTTAAAGAAATGCATATGGTTGCATCAGCATCAGTGATGCAACCAATACAATATAAAATTGGTAGTTCAAATAAATTTGAAACATTAAAAAACGAATTACGAATCTTATCAGAACCATTACAAGGACGTTAGTTATGGAAATCACAAAACCAGATGGTTGGGACATCCCTGAATATTTACATATCAATCAATATGAAGATTTGATTGATACCAAAGGCTATAATTCAACGATTTATTGTTATACTAGAGGCCTCGATTTTGGAAAACAGTATAACAAGCAACAAAAAGCTTATGACTGGTTGAACACTTATACACGAACAGGAAATCCTGAGCCAGGCGATATTTTAGTGTTTTATCCGAATGAACGTATTGACGGATTAGAGTATCCATTGATTGCTGGAGTATATGGGACTGTTATGATGGTTGAAGCAAAAAATAATAATCAGTTGTTGATATCCCAACCGTCACCCTTTAACCTACATGTTTTGGAATATCAAGTAATTGACTTGTCTAATGTTTCAAAATATAAATTCATTACCGTATGAAAGGAACCAAATGAACGCAGTAATTAAAGAAGTAAAAACTTATCTTGGAAGAAAAGTACATGTGACAAAAGTTAAAAGACGACCTGAGGATGAGGACTATTATAAAGAGGTTGAAGGATTTATTGAAGAAGTATATCCTAGAACATTTGTCATTGTACGTACCGATATTGATTCTGGTGATTACCCGCAACGAACAAGTTACACATATGCCGACTTGTTAATGGGTGAATATAAACTTGAGATTGCCAATGACTAAAATTGTTAAAGAATTTGAGTTACAACGAAAAACAGGTAAAAACTCGTCGTTGGCAAAAGGAAATGAGATGATATCCGCAAACGACAGGTTGAATCCAATTGTAAAATCGAAAATAACGAAACATTTGCGAGAACTGGCATATCAAATGTCAGAGCCGTTAGCTGAACCATTTTCACCAGATAAACCATGTAAAGTAGATGTTATAGTATTTGCACCAACCAGACGTCGAATGGATGCCCCCAATTGGTATCCAACCGTAAAAGCTTTGATTGACGGTATGACTGATGCTGATATATTAACTGATGATAATAATCATATCATCAAGAAAATGTCATTCGCATATGGTGGATTAAGTGGTACAAAAAAATATAAATTAAAAATCATTATTACGGAATTAGAAAAGAAATAATTATGTCAGAACTATTAGAATATGATAATCAATTACGTGATAAATATCCAATTATTGCAGGATTTGATGAGGTTGGACGCGGCCCATTAGCAGGACCCGTTGTGGCTGCCGCTGTCGTATTACCAGCCAATACAGAAATCCCGGGTGTTGATGATAGTAAAAAAATAACAAAGAAGAAACATAAAGACTTAGCTAAACAAATTTTAAGTGTAGCAATTGATGTTCAAGTGGGTGTTGTTAACGCATCAGAAATTGACAATAGTAATATTCTAGAAGCTGACAAGCAAGCAATGTTACAAGCATTAAGTAAGTTGCAAATTGAGCCTAATCTTTTGTTAATTGATGGTAATACAAGTCAATTATTAGACACACCTCATGAGCAAAAAACGCAAGTGAAGGGTGATTCTCATTCACTATCAATTGCTGCTGCTTCAATTGTAGCAAAAGCTATTCGAGACGAATTGATGAAAGGATATGCGAAAAAATATCCTGGGTATGGATTTGAAACCAATTCAGGGTATGGTACCAAACAGCATATGACAGCCTTAGAACAATACGGTATTACTCCAATTCATCGATTAACTTTTGCACCTATTAAGAATAATCTTGACAAATGGCCTCGTAATGAGGGAATAGATACAGAAAAAACAGAAATGTAGGTGATGCTGTGACTACTGGGATATTAGTATTAGGTGGATATAATGAAGAATCGACACCTATATTACAGCAATTATTTAAGCAAAAAGTAATATCTAATTATAAAATACCAATTGAGCATACATTTATCAAGTTTTCAAGTAAACCACAAATGATATGGGGAAAAGATGAAATACATATCCCCTATGAAGATGTTGCTATGAATTTATCGGATAAATCAACACGACAAGTTGCCTTATTGCAAGAAATGTTGAAACGATGTGATGAGATTGTTGTGGTTTTTCCAAATGAAAATGAGGTTAATCGATTAGTTTTACTTCTTGGTATAGCATCAGGAAAACCATTTCATATGATATTGGCAAATCGTCCAATAAAAGATGAAAAAGTACGACAGGTAATATTATCATCAGATTTAGAATTGCTTCGCAGGCAATATGAAGAGATTGTAGGGATAAAACGTCCAGTGCGAGAATATAACCCTAGCGAACTCATAAAGACCCCTAATGGAGCAACCTTACGGCCATATCAGCAACAAATGGTTGATTTTGTGTGTGAGGTGAAACGAGCTGGTTTATTTGTTGACATGGGATTAGGTAAAACTTTAGCAACATTAGCTACAATAAACAAATTGGCTGAAGAAAATAAAATTGATAAGACAAAACCTGTTTTAATTGTTGCACCAATCACAGTAGCGTTAGACACATGGGCTAGAGAAGCTGAAAAATGGGGATATGATATAGATATTAAAATCAATATCAAATTATCCAAAGCTAAACGTGCTGAGTTATTAGACGAGTTATTAGAACCTCAGAAAAAATTAACATTAGTTACAACTAACCCAGCTCAGTTAGAAGCGATACATAAGTATTATCAGTCAAAGCATCAAAAAGAACCATTCACAATGTATATTGTTGATGAGTTATCAATGTTTAAGTCACATGCTGCAAAACGATTTGATATTTTATCAAAAATGTCTAGAGATGCTGATTATTTTATTGGATTAACAGGTACGCCTGCACCAAATAATTTACTAGATATTTGGTCGCAAATGATATTAATAGATATTAATAATTTTGCAAGATTTGGACAAAACTTTTATATTTATCGAGATAAATATTTTGACCCACAGGCAACACGAAGTGGTAAAATTTATAAATGGAATTTGAAGCAAAATGCTGAGTATGACATTTATAACAAAATGAAACCAAGTGTGATTTCAATGAAAAGTACTGGTCTTGTGGATTTACCCGATATCACATATTCTAATTTATATGTTCATTTACCGAAAAAAGCAATGAAAACATATAAAGAATTAGACACAAAAATACGGCGAAAACTACAGGCTTTAGAAAACGAAGGTGTACGCGGTGGTATTGAAGCTACTACTGATAAAAACAGTTTTCGTATTGCAAACACAGCCGTTTTAAATGGTAAATTAACACAATTATCATCTGGCGCGATTTATGACGACTTCTTAGACCGATTTGATAAATCATCTGATGCAGATGACGTTGACGTAGATGAATCAGATTACACAGAATTCCATGATGTGAAATTTAGAGCACTACAAGAAATTGTTGAAACAGCAACAAGTCCTATTTTAGTTTTTTTCTATTTCAAAAGTGAATTAGAGCGTATGAAAGATTATATTGATTTTGAATTTCTAGATTCACATTCACCAAATTTCAGAGATACTATTTCACGATGGAATAATGGAGAAATACCTGTATTAGTTGCTCATCCAGCATCAGCTGGTCATGGTTTAAATTTACAAGATGGTGGACATACGATAGTATGGTTGACAACAACATGGTCTAATGAACAGTATAGGCAAGCTAACAAACGCTTACATAGAAGTGGGCAAAAAAACACTGTCAATGTGATACATATTGTTGCTGAAGGAACTGTAGATGAAGAAATCATCTCACGTATTGATGAAAAAGAGGAAAATCAAGATAAATTAATGAGTGCCTTAGATACAGCAATACGACCAACTATTAAATGTGAATAAAGGATAATTTATGGTTTCAGACTCAGAAAAGCAATCACTTCGTGATGACGTAGCAATGTTTTTGCAAACGAAATATAATATTGAGCCGCAAAGTGTTATTCATATTACCAACACTATATTAGACATATGGTTCGAAGAGTTATCAACGGATTGTTCTTACTTCACCGCTGATAATATTGCTGATATCATAGTAGATATTTACACTCGGTATTATAAAAATAATTAAAGCATTATAATTATGGAAGAAAAATTATTTAAATGGCTAAAAACTGTAGGTGATACATTTTTAGACAAATTACTTGTAAACAAATGGCTATTAATTTTAATTATGTCAGCACTCGCTTTGTTTATGGAAATTACAGCTTTCAACAGTGTATTATATTCCATAATTGGTGTTATTGTTGCATTTATGGCACTAATAGCATTAACAGACGTTGAATATGGTATAGATTACAAGTATAATTCAGCTGTTGAAACAATAATCAATAAACCAAGATATAATTGGATAACCGCATTTATCATTGGATTCTTCGGGTTAGGTAGTAATATAATTTTAACATGGCTTATAACAGGAAATGCTTTTCAGTTTAGCCACGAAGCTAATAAATTATCACAAGGTGCTATTATATCAACAATCGCTATAGCACCACTAATGGAAGAACTCATTTTTCGACAAACATTATATCATGATTTGTTAAAACCAAAGATGAATAAATGGATTGCCTTTAGTATTGCTGTTTTATTATTTACATTGTTTCACATACCTAAATCACCGATATTATTTATACAATATTTAATATCATCCACTAGTTTATATTTAGTATATGATAAATCAAATGACGATGTGAGAGCATCAATTTTATTTCATATGCTTAATAATATTATTGCAATTTTATAAGAACAGGAGGTTCTTTTTTTTATGGCAAAAACACGAGGTTTTGAATTAATTTCGACCGAACATGATGAATCATTAATCCCAAAACGTGCAACAGCACATGCCGCAGGTTATGATTTCAAAGCATCACAAGACGTACACATTTCACCTGGTAATATTGCATTAGTACCAACAGGTATTAAAGCTTATATGCAAGATGGTGAGGTATTAAACTTATACGACCGCTCAAGTAATCCACGAAAATTGGGTGTTGTTTTAATCAATTCAGTTGGAGTAATTGATGGCGATTATTACAACAATGAAAGTAACGAAGGTCACATTTTTGTACAATTCAGAAATATCACAGATAAGGTTGTTAGTATTAAACGCGGTGATAGAATTGCACAAGGTGTATTCACACCATTTTTGAAAGTAGATAATGATAATACAGATACCGTTCGCACAGGCGGATTTGGGTCAACTGGTAAATAGAATTGGAGATATAACACATGGCAAAATTTGAACAACAAATCGCAGATACTAATGAATATGCAAAACTTATTTCAGCATCACTTGTAACAGAAAATGAACTATTAACAAATATTGACAAGAACACCAACACATTAGGTAAAACTCTTGTTAATATGAGTGCCTTGACACAATCAATTTCAAAAGATGTAACAGACTCATCAACAAAACTTGCTGAATTGGATGAACATCAAGTAGTTCTTGCAGATGTCACAACCGCTGTTGCAGAAAAACTTGGTAATATTGAATCAAGTAATGAAGAAAATAATAAATCACTTGAACAAGTTGCTGAATATGTTCTTACTGTTGACCAAAATATTGATAACAAGTTTGCAGATGTAAAAACACTTGTGAATACAACATCTGATAAATATGCTGAAGAAGTTGCAACGTTGAATGATTCAATGAAACACGTTCAAGAATCAGTAGACAACGTTAATTATGACGAAGAATTCAAGACTGTTATTGAATCTATCACATTGACAGCTGAACAAATTGAAGATGCTAAAAGTAGTCATAGTGTTCAGCAAAACGAATTGGCAACACGTATGGAAGCTATCACCGATAAAGTCAATGAAGCTGTTAATATGCTTAGTGAAATTAGCACCGAAACACATGAACTTCATAGTGTATTAGAAACATCAAGTGCTCGTGCTGCTTCAATTGAGCTTGCACTACAAGCATTAAGTTCAACAGCACCACAAGCAACTGAATATTCACCAAACTTTACAGATGCATTGCAAGAATTAGGTAACTTTGTTGATTCAGACGATGATGTTGAAAATGGAAATACGGAACAAGAATCAGATAATGCAGAAAATACAACAGAAGAAGAATAAGAGGTAAATTATGGCTGAAGAAAAAGTAAATAATGCAGAAACAATTTTGAAGAGTCTTCGAGCTGCGACCTCAGTAGCATTACATAATCGTCAAAGTATTGAGATTCTTGATGCTAAAGTAGATACTGTTGGTGTCACAACTGTTTCGAATATTAAGACTGCACAAGAAATTAAAGACCAGCTTGGAACCGTAAATACACAACTTGACAATGCAATGGAAACGCAGTTATCATTAGTTGATAGTATTCAAACAACAAGTAACCGAGTTGAGTCACTAGAAACATCATATACAAATACAACATCAGAATTAGCGGACATTAAAGACAACTTAGAATCATTAGATACTAAAATTGGGTCATCTGTTGAAGACTTGAAACTCGATATTGAAAACGTATCCGAAACATATTTAACACATGTTAACAGTTTTAATGAACGTACTGATAACATGGCAGAATTAGTTAAAGGTTTGGATTATAAGGCCGAACTCACTGAGTTAACATCAAAAGTTCAAACATTGAGTTCGAGCATTGTCGAATTAACAAATCATAACACTGAGCAATATAATTTTGCCTCTGAGAAATTAAATCTATTGGAAATGGCTGTAGCATCTATTATGCAGTCAGCGACAGAGTATCGAGAAACATTAGATGCATTATCTGAAAGAGTAAAAGCCTTTGACAGTAAAATGGATGACGTTGAAGATGCTGTATATCAACTTAGAATCAAACCTACAATGGCTGCTCAAGACCAAATTCTTGAGACATTTAAATCTTGGGGTGCGACATCTGACATGATTCAAGAAACGGATGAGCAAAGTACAGAACAAGATGTGGAAGAAACCACTATTGAAATTATCTCAGACACAAACGCAACATCAGAAACAGTTGAATCTGAGTATGTATCTGAGGTGGCATCAGAGTCTGTGTTTGAACATATTACATTACCAGAGCCTGAAGAGCCAGTCGTCGCTCAACCAAAGCAAAAACGTGGATTTTTCAGTAAATTGTTAGGTTAAACCTTGACAAGAATGCCCGAAAGTGGTATAATAATAATATCAAAAGAAAGGTAACTTAATATGAACGACGACAGTATGTTATCTGCGTTGCTTACAGCAACAATTCAGGTACTAGAGGCAACAAAAGAATTAAAATCGAATCAAGAATCTTTAAAATCAGAGATTGATGAATTAAAACAACAAGTTTCTGAATCATCAAACCCTGAGATTATTAGAACATTAATTTCAGAAGAATTAAGTAATATTGATGTTTCTCAAGTATTTACAACAACAGATACAAAATTAGACAATATGCAAGAAACAATGCAAGATGTTAAAAATAGTATGGATGTTGTTGGTAATGCGATGACCATTATTCTTAATGATTCACCGAAAAAAGAAGAATTAATTGAAGTCATTGAAAAAGGCTTTTCCGCATCGACAAAAGATTATAGTGAACCTCTTTCAAAAGTAGCTCATGGTTTTGCTGTTACGCAAGAAAATTTGAAGAAATTAGCGAAACATGTTGATGATATGTCAGAGAATATGACTGAAATTTCGGAAGCAACTATTGAAAATTCAGCACGAGTGAAATCACTCGATGTTCGATTAGCAACAATGGTTCACGACACTTTAGATAGTGAAGATTCGTTAGATAAATCATTAGAAACACTAAAGAAAATGACAAAATAAGCTATAGCTTAATAAATTGAGATATTAGTGCTTGACATTTTATTTTAATATGATATAATAAAATTAAAGCACTAACTATTTCAATGGAGGATTTTATAACGTGGCAGATACAATTCAAGTACTAACTGATAGAGAAAAAGTACGCGAACGTCCCGGTATGTATATTGGTGACAATGCGGAATTAGGTTTAGAGACAATTGTTCGTGAAGTAATTGATAATGCCGTTGATGAATATGCAAATTATTCAGACCCATCATTACCAATTAATGTCACATTACACAATGATAATTCTGTAACTGTACGAGATTATGGACGAGGCATTTCACCATACGAAAGTTCAAAACATCCGGGTGAAATTGAAGAACGTCTTGCATATACACGAATTGGTGCCGGTGGTAAATTTAAATCAAATCGCCAACAAAATGGTAACATGTTTTCAGCAGGTTTAAATGGTACAGGTTCCGCCGCAACAAACTTCATGTCAGAATTCTATGATGTAACAATCTATAAAGATAGTTACATTTTCCATGATAGATTCGAAAATGGTGGACAACCGGTTATTGAACTTGTTGATAATCAATTACCAAAGAAAAAGCAACGTGGAAAACATGAGACCGGAACATCTATACATTTTAAAGCTGACAGTTCCGTTATGCGAACAACCGTTGTGAATGCTGAGTCATTAACTAAATATTTTGAACAAATATCATATATATATCCAGGTTTACGTGTTAATTTTTTAAATGAGCGTGATGGTGATTCAGAACCAACGACATATTATTCAGAACATGGTATTTTAGATTATCTTGACAAACTAGCAACCGATGAAGATACTGGTAAAACTGATTATTTAGTAAAACCATTTTTAGTATCAGGAAAAGCTTCAGATGATGTTTTAGGTGATGAAGTTCAAATGGAAGCTAATATTGCAATTGCATTTTCAAAAGGTGATAATTATGCAATGGAAGTTTTCACCAACGGTACTCATAATTCGCAAGGTGGAACACATGAAAACGGATTTAATTCTGGGTTATTGAAATTAATTCGTTATTATTATAAAGAATTTCAAACGGATATTGATTCAAAATATTCAAAGCAATTAACTTTAATTAGAAAAGTCACTAAAGAACAAGATATTTCGAAGTTATTTAAAGCACGAGATTTAGTTCGTAAAGCTTATGTTGTAATTGATTTCAAGCATAGTAATCCAGTATTACAACCACAAACAAAAGACAGATTAGCATCACCAGAAGCTAAAAAAGCTGTGGAAACTATTTTTTATGATAATGCCATGCGGTATTTGGATAAAAATATAACAGCAGTGCAAAAGATTATTGGAAGTTTAATTCTTGATTTATATAGTAATGCCAAGGAAGAAGATGCGAATATTCAGATTGATAAGAAAACTGAAAAATTAGCACAATCTTCAAAATTAGCAGCATCACGATGCTTATATCCTGAATTGACTGAATTAATTCTTGTTGAAGGTGATTCTGCAGCCGGCACACTCAAAAAGAATCGAGATGCCGATTTCCAAGCAATCTTACCATTACGTGGTAAAGTATTAAATGTCCAAAAAGCGACATTAGCTGATGCCTTAAACAATTTAGAGATTTCAACAATCTTTTCGGTATTAGGTTGCGGATATGGTCGTAACTATGATGAGAGTAAATTAAAATATCAAAAAATCATTATTGGCACCGACCAAGACGTCGACGGTTTACATATTCGAACATTGTTAATAACATTGTTTATGAAATACACACCCGATTTAATTCGTAATGGGCATGTGTATTACTTAGACACACCATTATTTGTAAATGAATTACGTGGTAAAGGTGTAAATGAACATTACACATATAGTAAAGAAGAGCAAGATGACTTCTTAGCGAAGAATCGTAAGAACGTTGTCAATGTTTCACGTAACAAAGGATTAGGTGAATTAACACCGGAACAAACCGTTGTTACAATTTTAAATCCAGAGACTCGTAAATTAACTCAGATTCAAATTGATGATGAGGATAAATCATATGAAGTTATTGACCAACTTATGGGCGGTAACTCACAAGGTCGTAAGCGATTGCTTATGGAATAACCGCCCTGTATACACAGGGCTACATGGGGCAAAGCCCCAAACCCCACTAACTTCGTGAAACTTTATTGTTTCCAGTTAGTGTGTGCACATATCTCAGTTCGGTGAGTTTAATGGTTCGATACCATATATGTGTATCTCAACGCAAGTTGACTACTGATTTGTCGTATACACGACAAAAACATGGGAGCAAGCTCCCAAACCCTATTTATTTCTTGAATAAAAATTTAAAATATGAGGTAAAATTACATGAATAAAACTCTTAAAACCGTATCAGCAGCCGCTGCAATCACAGCTGCTGCGAGTGGTGTTGGTTTAGTACATGCTGATGAAGTTCAAGCATCTACTGACCAAACATCTAATATCGTATCACAAGCGCAAGCTGAAACAGTAACAGCTGAACAAGTTTCACAAGCTAAAACAGCAGCTGATAACGCAGCCACAGATGCCGCAATTGCAACAAGCCAAGCCGGTATTGATTATAAAGCTGTTGAAACCGCAACTGAAAACGTTAATACAGCAAAAGAAACTCTCGACAATGCGCAAGCAACCGCTCAAAATGCAACTCCAGAAACAATTGCTCAAGCAGAAGCGGAAGTTCCAAAAGCCGCACAAGCTGTTGAGACTGCAACTGCACAAGTTGAACCAGCACAACAAAATGCTGATGCTGCAATTCAAGCTGAAAAGACTGCAACTACAGCTGTAAGCAAGGCACAAGCAGAAGTAAACACTGCACAAGCAAGTGTTGATTCAGCAAACGACGCTGTAAAACATGCTGAAGATAATGTAAATGGCGATTTATCTGTGTCAGAAGCTACAGCTAATGTGGATACTGCTAAAGCTAATGTTCAAAAAGCGGCTGTAAATGTGACAACCGCTGAACATGATGTCGAAACAGCTAAACAAAATGATGTCAACCTTGATGCTGATACAAAAGAAGCTGAAATCAATGTTGAAAAAGCAGACCAAGCCGCACAAGTTGCAAAAAGTGAAGTTGCTACAGCAAAAGCAAAAGCTGACGAAACAGCACAAGCGCTTAAAGATGCAGAATTCAATCACCCAACACATGTTGTAATGTCTGATGAATTCAAACAAAACTTTAAGCAATATGCATTCGGGTCAATGTCTGATGAAGACTTAGAAAAAGTTATTGCGTCAGAATCAGCATCACGCGATTTGAACACAACATATTTATCTACATTTGTCACCGATACAACTGGCCAAAAATATGATGTAACTAATCTTCCAATTGAATTGCAAACAGAATTGAGCCAATATTTCGCATATTTGGTTAATGATGTTCGCCAACAACTTGGGCAACCAAAACTCGTTGTGAACACTGATACTATTAAATTTGCAACATTGGTAGCTGAAAAATATGATAAGAATCATGACCCATTTAGTGGACATGATAACAAAGCCATCAATGAAGCTGCGAAAGAAATGGGATACTGGTATAATCGTAAAAACCAAGGTAATGCATACGAAAACTTAGCTGGAAATATTCCAGATTCAGCCTATGAGTTAGATTCTGATGGTAACAGCACGTATAAAATTGGAGATACCGTTGAGTTAACAAAATCTGATTTGTATAAGTTAATTGCCGAAAATGTAAATCAATTCATTTATGAAGGTAGTTCAAATGGTCATTATGGCCATGCCATCTCAATGGTAACACAGCCATCCGTCGGTATTTCATTCACTGTAGCACACACAGACGAAGGTTTTGGTACCGTTCCAATGATTGAAACGCATGTGTTGTGCACACCATTGACCGATAAGAGAACAGGTGGACCATTGCTAGATGCTAGCAAGAATGTACCTGATTTGGTAATTCCAGATAAGCAAGCTGCAGAAGTTGCAGACCGTGCAGCACAAGCTGCATTGGTAACAGCTACAGCACAAGCTCAAGCTGCACAAACACGTTTTGAACAAGCGAAGGCTGCATATGATGCATTGGTAGCTACACCACGTCAAACAGCTGAAGCGGAAGCTAAGTTGGCAACAGCAAAAGCTGAATTGACAAATGCACAAACAGCGTTAGCAACTGCCGAACAAACCTTAGCAACCGTAACAGCATCACATGCTGATAAAGCAGCTGCTTTGGATATGGCAAAAGCATCACGCGATGAAGCTGTAAATGTGTTGACAGCAGCCCAAAGCAAGTTAGCCGAAGCTAATCAAGAATTAGCACAACGTGAAGTTGCTACAACCGTAGCTAAAGCAAAACTTCGTGATGTGGAACAAGCGGTTAAAGATGCTCAAGAACATCTTACAACAGCAAAAGCTACCGTCGAAGCATTGAAAAATGCCAAAGCAAATGTTGACGCAGCACAAGATTCTTATGAAAATGCAATCAAAGCATTGAAACAAGCTGAAGCTAAGCACGCTAAATCAGTAGAAGCTATGAATGACGCAAAAGCAAAAGCTGAGAAAGCTGATGCGGAATACCGTCATTTGGCAGCATTGTTTGACACACAAAACGTACCAAAACCAGTTAACCCAGAACAACCAGTTAACCCAGTGCAACCAGTTAACCCAGAACAACCAGTTAACCCAGTACAACCAGTTAACCCAGTGCAACCAGTTAACCCAGAACAACCAGTTAACCCAGTGCAACCAGTTAACCCAGTACAACCAGTTAACCCAGTACAACCAGTTAACCCAGTACAACCAGTTAACCCTGTACAACCAGTTAACCCAGTACAACCAGTTAACCCAGAACAACCAGTTAACCCAGAACAACCAGTTAACCCAGAACAACCAGTTAACCCAGTACAACCAGTTAACCCAGTACAACCAGTTAACCCAGTACAACCAGTTAACCCAGTACAACCAGTTAACCCAGTACAACCAGTTAACCCTGTGCAACCAGTTAACCCTGTGCAACCAGTTAACCCTGTGCAACCCGTTAACCCAGTACAACCAGAACAATCAGTAGATACTACTGATTACACAACTACACCAGCACGTGACACTCAAGCAACAGTTCCAACTAAGCATTTGCCAGAAACTGGAGATGCAGGTTCTGTACTTGGACTTGTTGGTACAGCACTTAGTGCAATTGGTCTTGGATTTGCGACACGACGCAAAAAAGACTAATAAATTAGGGTAGCCAAAGAATTTCTTTGGCACCACTCAGCTTATAACTGATTCTAAGCTGAGTGGTGTCAATGACATCTGTAATTTTACCCTACTAAGAAAATCAAGACCAGCTGTCTTGTAATCCTCGACAGAGGGTTTTGGTTTTTTTACGGTTTTTTTCTGAAAGGATTATTTTATGAATAAATATGCACAATTACGCGAAGCTTTTGAAAATGGACTACAATTGACCGAAGATGAAAAACAAAACCGAGCATATTGGTTAGAAAACAGACAACGTAAACATATCAATAATGCAACACATTTTGAATATTCATTTGAATATTCAGATGTCAAGCCATATATGATTACATATACTGATGATAAAGTGTATACTCACACATTCGACACATTTAATCGCTTTATGGTATGGACACTAAGACGATTGGAAACTGCTGAATATAAAAAATACCAATATCCAACTGGGTATGTGCGATTAAAAGACTTATTTTTACAAGCATCAAAGTATTACACTGAACATAAAGAACAAATAGCAGAGGAATTAACTACAACTAAAGGTGACAAATGACAACAGTAACAGTAATTAGTAAACAAGGCAACATTGAAGAATTTGACATTAATAGAATTGTAATAGCATTAATGAAATCAGCAAATGACACAGGTCAACCATTATCAAATAGTGATATAGACCAAATCATCAATGAAGTCAACAAATTAATCACAAAAAAACAATATAAAATTAGTGAATTGCATGAAATTGCAATATCCGCAAGTAAAGCAATTCGACCAGATGTAGCATCAGCATATAATGCATATCATTTATATCATTAAATAGAAAGGGAACATGGTATATACCATGTTTTTATATGGAAACAAATAACAAGCCAATTACTTTGGCACAACAAAACTATATTAACGCAATCGTGGATTATTTAGATATTACACATCCTCAATTAGAAACCGTTACCGATGGTAAAACCTGGTTGACCAATATCTTCACAAAATATCCAACATTACAGCAAGATATGAAAACACATAAAGAGCAATTGCGTAATCAAAAAGAAGACGAACGTAATCGAGCGTTATATCAGCAGTTTATAAATGGTAATACTATTGAAATATTAGCGTCTAAATATGCATTACCAGAAACTGTTGTTAAAAATATTATACAAAAGCAATTATAAAAGCTTGACAAAGCCAATAAAATCTGATATACTAAATATATATTAAGAAAAGAGGTTATATTTATGGCTCGTAAAAAAGCAAAAAAAGCAAAAATAGATATTACAAAAATACCAGAATCGGACAAAGCACCTTTATCATCAACATTTAAACAGAATTATAAAGACTTTGCTTTGTATTCATTGAAATCAAGAGCATTACCAGACGTTCGAGATGGACTTAAGCCCGTACAGAGACGTATTATTTATGATATGGGGGTATCAAAAAACACTTCAAAAAATCCATATGTTAAAGTAGCTAGACGTACAGGTAACGTTATGGGTTTATGGCACCCACATGGTGATTCATCAATTTCAGAGGCTTTGACAAATATGTCAACCACATGGAAAAACACCATGCCAGTTATCGATATTAAAGGAAATAATGGTTCTGAATTTGGTGACCCACCCGCAGCCGCTCGATATATTGAAGGACGACTAACACCAACAGGTGATGAATATGTTAAACTACTTCGCAAAGGTATTGTTCCATTCACATCAAATTATGACGATACGGAAGAAGAACCTACTGTATTACCCGCAGGATTACCGTATCTTTTAATTAATGGTTCTGAAGGTGTTGCTGTAGGTTATAAAATTTCATTACCAACGCATAACCCAGCTGATGTTATCAATACATTTATTGCCTATGCTAAAAATCCAAAAATCAGCCACGATGCTTTGATGGATATTTTACAGGGGCCAGATTTTCCAACGGGTGGCGAAATTCTAAACAAATCTGAATTATCAGAGATATATAAAACAGGAAAAGGAACTGTACGTATTCGCGGTAAAGTACGTTATGATAAGGCGAATAATGAGCTACATATTTATGAAGTCCCATTTAGTGCATCAGGTTCAATCGATAAACTTATTGAAAATATCACAAACGCAACGCTTGAAATAGTTAAGAAAGTAAATGGAAAAGATAAAAAATTTCCACCAAAATACCCATGGGCAAAAGACGTTGAAAATCATTCAGATATTAATGGTATTGATATTGCTATCACATTAAAACGAGGCGTTAATCCTGATTTAGCAATACAAGATTTGTATGCCAAAACACCATTTGAAACAACTTATCAATATCAATTTAATGCCTTAAATGACCAAGAAATGAAATTATACTCATTAAAACAATATTTTAAAGAATATTTGGAACATGAGCATGAGATAGTTTGTAATGAATTCCAGCTTGAAAAAGAGAAAAAAGAACGCCGTATGGAAATCATTAAAGGTCTATTAATTCTACAACAAGTCATTGATGAAGTTGTTATGTCAGCTAAATTATCTCAAAGTAAAGACGAATTACTAGATGTATTACAACACGGTACAATTCTTGATGGTGTACCAAAGAAAATGCATAAAACTATTAAGACATTTGCATTTACGGAGCTTCAAGCAGACGAAATTGCTAAATTACCAATTTATCGTATAAATAAAATGGACTATAATGCTTTAGCTGTTGAAGGTAGAAAATTACAAAAGGAATTAGAGTATGCTGATAGTATTATTAGTAGCACTCTTAAAAGACGTAATCTAATTATCAAACGACACACTGAGGCATTAAAAGCATTAAGTGACGACCAAATCAAACGCAAAACAGATTTATTAGATGTCGAACCTACAAAACCTGTTAAAATTGAAGTGAAAGAACAACCATTATATGTCTCAATGGATAAATATACATATATTCGAATTGAGGAAAAAGCTTTTGACAATAGCTTAGTAACAAGTAATAAACGTCGATTAGGAGTTGTTGATAATACAGGTATGGTTTATAATATATTCTTAGATTCTGTGAAACCGACAACCGGTAATGGAACCTTAGCAAATGCTTTTGTTGACACTCCAAACAGTGTTGTTGGAATTACAGCTAATATTGACAATCCAAAAGCAAAATATGGTTTGTTTATTTTTGAAAATGGTAACATTCGAGTATCTGATATGTCAGCGCTAATGACAAAAAGTCGAAGCCAAAAAGTCAAAAAAGCAGTCACACCTAATGAATTGCTTCAGTATATTGATATTCCAGAAAAAGCAAAATCCGTTGTAATCAACAATAAGACCTTTAAAATTTCAGAGCTATCAACCGGATTTGGGCGAGGTAGAAATGAATTCAAAGGTGGATTAGATACCGTTAGCGTTACGTTTAAGTGAGGTTTTATTATGGTAAATAAAGCAAAAAAATTTAAACAAAAACAACGTAAACAGAAATATCAAGACCAGCTGAAGGATGTCATGACCGAGACCATTAACAAAGGCTGGATGGACGTTTTAAATAGGTCAGAAGAATTACAAACACTTGAACCTCACAAGCCACATTTACCAAATGAATATTTAATGGGCTCATTATTACGAGGAATTGATTATAGACTACGTCATATGCTAAATCAAAAGCAAAATGCTCCAAGAAGTCGAATTCAATTACAACCATATGTGGGACAACGATTACGTGTATTAGGAATTGTTACTGAATTTAAGAAATTTAAAGAAGATATTGTTGACCGAGTATTATTACTTGAGCCAAAATTCATTGAACCAACTACGAATAAACCCGTGCGTATTGATGACCATATATGGATAAATATCACAGACTTACAAACTAAGGATAATAAAGCTTATCCCTTAATGATAGGAGACAGTGTACAATTTGAGGCAGAAGTAGTACAATATCGTGGTCGAATAAGTTATCATAAAACAAGAGGTTGGCATGGACACGCTCATGGGCAAACTCATGGCGTTAAATATGGATTTAAAAATATCACCAACTTCGAAACTGGTTATTTAATGACATCGGAAACCCAATATTCATTTTTCCCAGCTATTAATTATAGGCATTATAATTATAACAAATATATATGGGACGGTTCAAAATATATTGAAAATCCTCATTATGACGATGAAATTTATGCACGTATTGATGTAGAAAATCCGGAAACAGCTGATGATTGGCACTCAATATTTGTCTATTATGAAGATGTTAAACTAATGAATGTTCTAGCTGTATATGATGACCCAGTTGAGAAATATGTAAAATTAATACGAGCATTATGTAAATGGCGAGCAGAAGAATGGGTCTAATCCATCTTGACAAAAATATTGAAATATGATATAATTAAGTATGGAAATAAAAAAAATTAAGCAACAAGCTAAAAATAATATAAAAACCTACAAGCACCATCGCATGATATTATTAATACCGTTAGTGACTGTAAGATTATATTTATTCAGCCAACTAATGGTTTTCATTAATGCCTTGCAAACAAATATGATGTATGGTTCCAATAGCATAGCCTCAAATGGTGTTTCATATAACACAATTCAATTATTGATTGGATTATTATTATGGGATATTACCACAATGGTTACAAAACCATTAATGTTTGAGAGTATTAGTCAAAATAAAAAACCATTAGATGTGTGGCCAAACATGAGTGTATATGCAACACCCGTATATGCGGTCATAGTAAATCGTTGGATACGAAATTTAATATATCAAATACCAACAATGTTCTTTTGGTTAACAGCATATGCAACAGCTATGAACTATCATTATGATTTAACAGATAAATGTATGGCAATATCCATTATTACATTTATACTAGGATACTGGTTAGCTAACAGGAAACGCCAATTATCTGAATATGAAGTTTACAGGTTTCCAATGTATGTAAAAGAAGCTGCTCAAGCTTCTAAATTAAAAATAACTGGAAATTATAAATCCTATTATAAATTAAAAGCATCATTTATTATTTGGAATATTTGCAATTGGTGTACGTTTGGGGTGTTAAGTTTATATTTATACCAATATAAAGTTGCTAGTTTATTAATTTTAGATAAGGAATTTAATTAATGAAAACAATACATGTTGGAGGCCTTAATCCATTCAACAGAGCCAAAAGCTTAGCTGATGCCTTACAAAAAGCTAATAATGATGACACAATTGTTTTACATAAAAATGAAATAATTGCATCTAATATTGATAAAAATATCATCATTAAAGGTGAAGGTCATACATTAACTGTTGAATCGGAACACGCAGGATTAACAATTAATAAGCCCGTTGTTATTGAAAATGTAAAATTTCGAGTTAATACCAGAGCGAACGCCTTAGTTATTAAGTCAAAAACCATATTAGATGATGTAACAATTGAATTAGTTGGACCAATTCGTGAATTTTATCCAGTTGTATTTCTTGATTCAGGGTCATTGGAAATAAATGGTGGACGATACACCATGTTGGAATCAAACCAAGATACCCGTATTAAAATGAATGATGCCGAGTTATATTCATATTATGGTGGTGATATTCATATTTCAACTGGAGCTAATTTATCTCATATATATGGTGATATTGATATTAGCAATTCGATTGTATCCAATGCTGCATTTTATGGAAATGTAACAATCAATGATAGTACGATTTCAAAATTCACAGAAATACATGGCGTAGCTGATATTAACCATTGTGAGTTGACAGCTGTAGCATCAGAACCAATTGTTAAATTGAAAAAAGAACCAGAACGTGGGCCATTACAAAAAGTAACGGACAATCGTTATATATTACGATTAAACCATGCTGATGTTCGAATTACTGATTACACTGTCGGCGAAATGAGTAAAGAATACTTAGGGATTTATTCAGAAGAATCTGTGCTATCAATATTTGATACGAAGACTGATGATGAAAATTTAACACACAAAGTCAAGAAATCGACTATTACATTTACAGATAGTACCGATAAAAACTATTGGGACTTACAAGATACAACACCATCATTTGTTCGCTCACAAATTAATATGAACATGGCAATTAAGACAGCGATGGATAAATTGAATGAGCTTGTTGGTCTTGATAATGTAAAAGCAAAGCTTAAATCAATTATGAATACAATTCAAATTAATCAGAAATCTGAGAATAAAAACTTTGAATTTGCACATCATATGATTTTTGCAGGTGAACCTGGTACTGGTAAAACTACGGTTGCATCTATTACGGCTGAAGCGCTATTTGAAATCGGTGCAATACCTGAAAATAAAATTACCAAGGTAACAGTTGATGACTTAATTAAAGGTTATGTTGGTCAAACGGCATCAAATGTGCGCGATATTTTAGATAAAGCATTAGGTGGCGTAGTGTTCATCGATGAAGCATATGAATTAAACGTAAAAGAAGGTCAAAATTCATTTAACAGTGAAGCCTTATCCGTTATTATTCGCTATATGGAAGACCATCGTGGTGATTTAGTCGTAATCGCTGCTGGATATTCAAAAGAAATGAAAGAATTCTTAGCATCTAATATCGGTTTAGCACGTCGTTTCCAATGGGTTGAATTTGAAGATTACTCACCAGAAGAAATGGCTGAAATTTTTGAAATGATTCGTAAATCATATGATGATGAATATGAAGACCCAAATTTAGCTAAAGTTATTCCGATTTTGTTTGATAAGTTAACGCAACTTAATTTATCAATACCAGACTCAAATGGACGAGTTACAAATGGTGGTAATGGTGGTTTAGTACGTAATGTATATCAACGTATTATAGAGGTTAGAAATAATCGAGCCGTTATCACAGGTGAAACACAATTAACAAAAGATGATATTGAACAAGGTTTCAAATTAGAAATGCAAAACGCATTAAATAGACGATTATAAAGGTGATAATTATCACCTTTTTTGAAAGGAAAAATATGATATTAGTAGTAATATTAGCAATACTAGCAGTTACGTTGTTATTTATGTGCTTTATTAGTGAGCATACAATGGTATTAGGTAGAGGCTTTCTAATACTACCGGTAGTCTTTGGTATTATATCATTAACAACCGCGTTTCTAAGTTTTCGACTAGATACAACCAATAAAACGGAATCTGTTATTTATAAAAACCCAGCCGATGCGAAAGTGGAAATTGTTTCAACGCATAATAAAGAATTATTTGATTTAATTCAAATTGGAACTGTTGATACAACAATTAAAGCTGGCGATACAATTACGCAAAATAAATTAGATTATCTAAAGGAAAACACTGATTCTGCAAAAGTGATTATTTCTAAAGGTAAAGAATCAAGCACTCGTGATGATGTGTCTTTAGACTTTGAAGACTTAAATAAACCAAAACCAGGTATGAAAGTAAAACTTGAAAAAGTAACTTATAGCACTGCAGATGTAACAGAACATGTTATGGGGTTCACTGGAGTACACTTTAAAAGTAAAATTGTGACAGTATATGTTCGTTATGTTGATAATAAAGACCAAAAAGAACTTAATGATATTTACGGGGATAACAGTTAAAATTTATAATTGATAAGCTGATAATCAGCTTATCACTCATGAATTTTAAAAACACTTGACTTTCATTAGTATTTATGTTATAATAGTAATGAAAGGAAATTAAATCATAAATGAAGAAATATATATTATTATGTACCACACTTATGAGTATGAGCTTTGTATCTGTAGCACATGCTGATACAAAGCAGGATAAAATTAATAATTTATCACATTTAGCACCAGATGAAAAAACAAAATTTATAGTTGAGGCTGCAAAAGCCGAAAATAAATCTAAAGTTATTAATGTAGCGACAAAATTAAATGATGCCAAAAAGGCAGATGAATTACAGAAAACTGAAGATGAACGAGCTAGAGTAGCAAAAGAGGAAAAAGAAGCTCAGGAAAAAGCTGAGCAAGAACGATTAAACAATTTAAAACCATTACAGGTGTTTGAAGTCACTGCTAAGTATGAATCAAACAATCGAAATCCTGGTGCTGTTTTAGGGGAATTAGATGACGGAGCTGGTATGAATTATGGAACATATTCACTGACTCAAAATCACACAATGAAACCATATTTAGAATTCTTATCAAATCAATACCCTGAGTTGAGAACAAAACTAACTGGTGAAATTGGTAGTGAGGAATTTAATCAATCATGGAAACAATTAGGACAAACTGATACTGACATTTTTAAACAATCACAAGCACAATTTATTTTTGAAAAATATAGTATTCCTACGATTGAAAAATTGAATGCTGAGACAGGAGTAAACTTATTAGACGGTACCCATTCATTAGGTGCTGTAGGGCTTGTATCCGGTATGATTCATAATGCTGGTAAAGCCTGGTATCCCGTTATTCGTGATGCCGCGAATGAAGTTAAAGCTTCAGGCTCATTTGATGACAATGCATTCATTGAAAAGATTGGTGGTTGGGTACGTGATAATTATTCAGGCGTTTATAAGAATTCGATACGTAATCGATATCGTAAGCAAACACCAGATGAACAAGCCAGAACCGAAATATTCACATACACTAAGAAAACAAATTAAGTAAAGGACTGATGTAGACTTGAGTTTATTAAATATAGTAAAAAAACGAACAGAGCAATCAATGGGCTTAACCGAAGCCCAAATTAATAAAATTATAAATGAGGACGAATCTGTACTACATAACCCATTTTTATATGATGGTATGGATAAATTAATTACATTATTATATGAATTTAAGCAAGAACAACTTAAATACCCATATAAATTACTTATCATTGACACCGATTATGATACTGATGGTATTATGAGTGCCGCCGTATTATCAGCCGCATTAGATGTATTCAATATTAATTATCGTGTTTATATCCCATCAATGAACGATGGATATGGCTTGAATCGTAATGCTATTAATGAAATGAAAGAGTTGTTTGAGACTGATGATTATGAAATCGCTATGATTCTCACAGCTGACAATGGGACAAACGCTGTATCAGGTGTTAAATATGCAAATGAATTAGGTATCCAAGTGCTCGTAACAGACCACCATTTAGGTGGAGACTCATACGCACCAGCTGAAGTTATTGTCAACCCAAATAAAGTTATGCCTGACGGTTCAGAAGAACCATACCCATTTAAGGGTAATGCTGGAGGAGCTGTTGCCTGGAAAACCATGATGGCATATGCAACAAAGTATCAACCCGATAAATTAGAGTTAATTAAAGATTTAATTGTTTTTGCGGGTATGGCAAATGTTGCTGATGTTATGCCTATTACTGATGAAAATCATTACATGGTTAAAAAGGCAGTAGAAGAAATTCAACGATTAGTACACATACGATTAATTTATTCAGATAATCCAGCAGCATATAATGATATTAAATCAACACCTTATACTCATTATAATTCAGTCTTTTATGGGTTATATGATTTAATTTATCTATTACAAAAATCAAAAGATGATAAGCGATTGCAACAAGGTAAGAAGCCAATTCAGTTACCAACTGATGAGGAATTAATTTCATGGTATATTTCTCCAATGATTAATGCACCAAGACGTATACATGCCACATCACGTGAGGCAATGCTAGCATTACTAGCAACCAATATTTCAACACGTCATGAAAACATTAAAGCTATGATTGAAATGAATGATATCAAATCTAAATTACGTAATGATGTGTTAGATTCGTTGGATTATACGGAATTATTTGGTAAAAGTGGAAATGTGTTATTTGTTAACACACAGCATGGTATTTCAGGATTAGTTGCTGGACAAGTTGCTGAAAAAACAAAATCAGCCGCAATTGTTTTTGCGTTACCAACAGAGTTACCACAACGAGTATATGGATATCATGAATTTGATACACGTTTTGATAAAGACACATTACGAGTTGGGGCATCTGCACGGTCTAATCAATTACAGCCGTTAGATGTTATTGTTGGGCGTATTGCTGAAAAGCATCCAGAATTCAAATTATCCGGTGGTGGCCACGCGGCAGCGGCTGGATATAGCTTATTATATAAATATTTGGAAGAATTTGCAATTGAATTCAATAAAGTTGCAAACGACGTTAAATCAGAAATTCAAAAACAACAAGATGCATTGATTAGAACTGGTGAAATAGAATTAGTACCAGAAAATAATGTCAAATTAGCATTTACTGATATTAAAGAAACATTAGAATATGTTGGTTATAATGTTGCGGATAAAGCTGATTTAGCTAATGAGATGCTAGAAGTTATAAATTTCCAAAATCAATTAAAACCATTTGGTAAAGATTTTAATGGTCAAACTACATTTCTCATGGATTTAAATCCTTATGAAATCACAAAACCACAATATAATTTAAATTTAAATTTTTGGAAAACGTTTAAATTTAATATTCATGGTGTCGAAGTATTAACATTTAATACTGATTTAGGTGATTTAGTTAAGAATAGAATTGCATCAAAAAATGATACAATTATACCAGTAACCGCTAAATTGTCAATCAATGAATATAATGGTAAAACAACACCACAATTAATTTTAAATTAAGGATTAGTTATGCGATATACATTAGATGAGCAAGAAACGTTTATTAATTATGACCCTATCACAAAATTGTGGACGTATGAAACAACATATCATGGACATATTTCTAAAATCATGAAACATAAAGATTTATATGATATATTAGAAGTTGAATATGACAATGGAAAACCCGTTTATATAAAGGCAACCACAAATCATTCGTCATATATTGCACCATTTGCAAGAAAACGACGAGTATTAAGTGAAGACGAACGTCAAAAATTGATACACATACTTGCAGAAGCAAGAAATAAAAAAGCTTAGAACAATCTAAGCTTTTTTATATTACATTGACATAGTTCCAGATGAATTAGACATTGTTTCAGCTACTTGCTGTCTAAATTCTGGATTGTGTTCTAAGGCTTTAAGTGCTGATTGAACAAGTTTATCAAGTTCTGCTTCAGACAATTTAACATTTGAGCCAACTTCAGGTTCTTTAACATGTGTGACTTCTGGAGATGGATGACTTGCCATCACATTTGCCACATCAATAGTTTCTTCTTTAGAGAAATCAAATGGCAAATCAGTACCAAAGAACTCATTCATTTGTTCATCAATCTTTTGGTCGTATTCGTCTTTTGAAATTAATTTACGTACTGGTTCTTGAACTGGTTGGTCTTGTTGCACAGGCTGAGCTTGTTGAACCGGTTGCGTTTGTTGCACAGGTTCTTGAACTGGTCGGGTTTGTTGAACCGGTTGAGCTTGTTGTACAGGCTGCATTTGCTGTGTAGATTGAGCTTGTTGCATATTACTAAATGTAGGAATATCATTAGACCCATTTAACATAGCATTTGTATGTTGCTGAGCTTCTGCAACTTTTCGTTCACGTCTTGCATGAGCCGCATCAGCGTCTAATTGCCAATCTTGTTGTTTTTGATTTGGATTTAGCGTATTACCATTAAAATCAACAGGGCGTTTATATTCTGCTTGTTCTAATGGGAATAATTTATCAGCAGACCCAAATTGGATACCCATATCTTCAAATGTAATTTCATGACGACTGAGTGCAAGAAGAGCGTCATCTAAACCTTTTTGTTTAGGGTCCCATGATAGCACGGATACTGGAGAATATTTACCTAATTCGTCATAGGCTCCATGAATACCTTTAGCAACGGCTAAGTTTTCACGACCATCAGCATCCATAGCTATATACGTACCACGAATTTTCTTATCAGAATCTGTATAAATCGCACTTACTGACTGTACAAATTTACCAGACACACCTGGGACTTGAGATACAATAATACCACTGTTACCCGCAATTTTATCAGCAACAGAAATACCATTAGCATCTGGTTTATCAATATATTTAGCTGCAATAACACCTTTAAGAGCACCTTCAGTAACGACTACAACATAGTCATCAGCTCCATTTTTAGGTTCTCTAGCGGTAATAAATCCAGCATTTGATGGTGTAACTGTATCTTGTACTGTAACACCTTTATTTTTTGGGTTAGAACCAACCATTGAACCTGGATTAGGCCAAATATATTTAGATTTAGGAACAACTTTTAAAGAATCAACTATAGGTGGTAGATTATAGCCACGTTCACGTAATGTATCTGCAATATCTTCTTTCACATGTGTTGTAAATGACCCATTAACATCAGACCACACTTGTTCAGAGTTATTTGCTGATTCAATTTTAAGATTTGCTGGTGAACCATCTTGCATTGTGAACGTAAATTGATTAGTCTTTTTATCAATAAACTCACTTTTAGCAATAGTTTTACCATCAGCGGTTGAAGCTTTCAATGTTAAATTACTTTTTGAAATATCAGTACCAATTTGGAATTTTGCAAATTCACCATGAATATTTCGCATAGGAATTACATAACCTTTAACACCTTCAGTTTTGAGAGCTAGAATATTACCGTTAACAGGTTTTCCATGATATGTTAATTGAGTGTCTTCAACTACACCAGCTTTAATACCGGGCATACCGACCATATCATCACCCATCATACCGGGTACAATTGGCACACCAGATTTCCACGTAAAGAAATCTTTATAATCATCAGGTTCCAAACCACGACCTGGGTCTTCTAAGATTTTATGGTGGTCTTCAGACCCATATTTACCATCACCAAGAGACATAAATGCCGAGAATTTTTGTAATAATTCTGCTTGATGATGTTGCCATGCATATTTATCTTCAAATTGATTATATTTATCCATAACCATATCATCGGTAGGCATATAAGCAGGCATTTTGAAAAAGTCTTTATAATCAGGATTTAGTAAGTAGATATTATCTTGAAATTTATTATAAACATTAAGATTGGCTGATTGAGCATCTTTATATAAGGCATTAAGTTTGATATTTAGACCATTTAAATCATTTTTTGACGCTTCTTGAATAGAATCATCAAAAGTGACCATAACATAGTCAAACACACCAGCTTTAAACGCATTATTAATAGTATTTTTATAAGCAGTCCATTGGCTATTAACATCAACAGTAACTGTATCGGGATGAGTTTTATCTTGAGTCACACGTCGATTGTTATTAGTCGTAAAACGAAGGACTAATGGATTATTATATTGCATTGCAAAAACAGCTCTGAAAAACATAGACAAATATGGACATATCCCTTTTGTTCTATTTTTCTCACGTTCGTCGACAAATGTATTCCCATATCCGTTTCCGGGTAATGACAGTGACATTCTCCCAACGCTTCAAGAGGATTTCACCTCAGAGGACGAGCCAGCCTCTACCTTTCATTTTATTTTATTAAAGCTAATAAATTCATCACAGCATTCATATCACGGTCTGCTTTATACCCACATTCATAACAAATGTATTCATTATGGGCTGTCCCATGTTTAGCGTTACCCATTAAGGTAATTTTGTTATCACCGGTTTTGACAGTTCCACACTGTGAACACCTTTGGGTTGACGCATAATACCGGTCAGCTATGATTAGCTTTTTATTGAATTTTTTAGCTTTATATTCCATTTGAAAACGAAATTTTCCAAATAATGACCGATGCAGATTTTTTGCCTTTTTAGACATCTGCATAGATTTCACATCTAAATCTTCGATAACAATAATGTCATACGTCCGATAGAGATAGGTTGTAAACTTATGCAATAAATCATTTTGAATGGCAGTTGCTTTTTCATAAAGTGTCTGTAATTTGGCTCTCATTACAGTATAACTTTTTGATTCTGAAGCTTTTTTACCATTTACATGATGTTTACGAGCTAAACGCTTTTGATAAAAGGCTATCTGTGCATAGATAGTATCTAGTCGCTGTGGATTAATAGCATATTGTCCATCAGTATAATCAAAATGGTTGACATTAGCATCGACGGCTGTATTTCGACCTGTTTTCGCTAATGGTTCAATTGGTGTATCTATAATTAAGGATGCATAATACTTATTATTAATTTTTGTGATTGAACAATATTTGATATCACCATCTGGTAATGAATAGCCTTTAAAAGGTATTGCATACCAATCACCCTTATATTTACGAGGCTTTTCTAAAAGTAATTTACCATTTTGAATACGGCTAGAATCCGTTTTAAACCCTTGCTTAGGGTTCTTTTTTTGTCTAAAAGTTGGTTTACCGGCATGTAAGGCTTTATTTTCTTTATTATTAAAAAAATATCGCCAAGCCTTTGCCAAATCAGCAACAGCTAATCGTAGAACTCGTGATGATAATTGATATTGCCAATCTTGCTTATTTTTAGTAAGTATATCACGCACCGTATAATGTGTTGGTGCTGGATATTGCCTTAGCAATTCATTTTCATCATCTGTAAATGCTATAGATTTATCTTTTATAGCTTGTTTAACCTTCAGACGTAAATCACGAGGTACGTGTTTTTGTCTTTGCTGATATAAAGACATCCACACATCAAGTGCCTGATTCCAGCAATATCGTCTATAATCACAAAGCGTATCAAGAATGGTTAACATTGTTTTATTTGGATACAATCGAACTTTTCTTGTTAAATCCATAGTTTCTCCTTTCATTTATGCTATATATTATACCATAAAAAAGGAGAAATGTCAAGAGATTTAACCGTCTATATTTAACTATATTTGATTCTGATTGTCTATATTTAAGGTGCTAAACAGTTCACCTTTCGTTTTCTTTTATATCTTTAGTATATCATATTTTTGGCATAGTCGCAAATGTCATGTCAGACATTGCGACAAAAATTTGTATACACAAATTTTTAAAACGGGATAAATCCCGAACCCTATTTTTCTCACGAAATACAAAGACGGAGAACAAAATTGAAAGGTACTTATGAATACATTCTTTAACTATATAGCAAACCAGGTTGGTAGTTTTGACCCGAAAGACGGATGCCTTGTGGTTACACTTATTTTAATCTTATTATTATTAATAAGTATTATTTTTGGAAGTCACAGCTTAAGTAATGAAAAAGCAAAATATTCTAAATATATATGGTTTAGTATAGGTAGTGCAACGTTATTGATGTGTGGTATTGTGGCTTTAGCATCTGTATGTACGACACCAAAATATACAACTAGTTTTAAAATAGCGGGTAAATGGAAAACCGTCTATACCAATGAATCAAAACAAGTAATTACTAGTAACATAACACTTCCTGGGCCTAGATTTTCTAGTCCAACACGAATAATGGTATTACCTAGTCTTGTATCAACACCCTCAGATGATTCAGACACGGAACCGTTAAATGTGACAACCACGGATATTCCAGATATGTTTCCCACAGAAACAGTAACATATTTCAACAATGGTAAATATAAAGACGTCACCTATTTTGATACTAAAATACAAAAAGATTATGATTCTGAAGATGCTAGACTATATGAAGATGAAGCATTTGCACAAATCACAAAAATAGAAGAAAATGATTTGAAAGTCACAGCACAATCTAATAATTTAAAGCATTCAAAAACCGTAAAAACAGCAATTATTCATGTGCGTTATAGTTTGCGGCCAGAAACAAAAAAGACACTGGAAGAACACAAAAATAAAGCGGATGCCCGTGAAGAACTTCGTAAAATTGTTGAAGACGACCGTTATTGGAATTGAGGTAAATATGGAACTTACAATCGAAAATAATATTATTCAGCCACAAAATGGCATTAACATTGAAGATATTTCTGATGGTTATCATAGTTATAAAGAATTGTATCAGCATAGAGAACTGCTATTTTCAATTATTTGTAGACTATTTCCAGAAAAATCTTGGAAATCTAAAGCACATGCCGATGGTTCAATGGACTCCGGTTGGTTTATTGTTGGAATTACTACGAATGAGGGAGATTTCACCTATCACTATAAATTAGAAGATTGGAATATGTTTCCAGTTAAAGAACTTGAAAAAGCACCCGAATATGATGGTCATACACCGAAAGATATTGTAAGATTATTATCATTATTAAAATAATACCACTTGACAAATGGTTCTATTTGTGATATAATATAAGTATCATAAAGAAGAAAAGGAATCATATGTTTATTCAAGTTAAAGATATTGACCAATCAGTAGAACCAAAGACCGAAAATATTTTCATCATTCAAACATATACGGGTGATGAGTTATATATTTCGCGTTCTTATGTTGGACACAAATTAACAAGTTATACAATGCCAGAACAAGAAAATGCCATTGTATATTTCAACAGACAGCAAGCAGAAAATGCATTAGCTACTGAATTTAAATTCACACAAATGCCATGGAAAATCAGTGCAATTCCTGTGAATTCTGAAGTGAAAGCTGATGCGAAAAAAACAGATGCTGTAAAACGATTTTTAAAAAATGAACGACGTAGAGAAGCTCAAAAGAAACGTGAAGAGGCAACCCAGTAATACCGTCGTTCAAAAGGATAATAAATGGAATTAAATAAAGAAATTTTAGAAAACAGTAAGCAACTCGGTTACGAGTTGAAAGAAACGACAGAGCATGAATATGACAGCTTAGCTCGTAGTATTGGATATGAACCATTAGGATACTATAATGTTTATGACGATAAAAGCGAAGGTATTCTTGTACAGTTACCTGCTGGTCAAAATAAGTATAATAATGGTACATATATGTATCATAAGAATAATGATGGGCAAATTGTATTAGAGGTTGTAGTCCCAAATACAGCAAATAAGGGTGATTTAATTCGACACCTTGTTGGTGAGATTTCTACCTTTGTAGAAAATTTAGACACTTCCGATTTAGATACTTATGATTTTGCCGAAATTTACGGATTTGTTATTGCAAATACCGTTGTAAAACATTTAGCATCATCATTATTTCCAGAAGATAAGAAGAGTCAACAACATTTCACAATGATTTATATGTCTAGATTCTTAGCCCATATTGCTCAAATTCATGCAGGGGATAAAAACATTCGTGAAGAAGCGGTAAATAGCGACCCATATCTATTCAAAATGGCGATGCAAGGTATTCCTGAATTAGATGCTCAAATTGAAGAACATGTGAAAGAACTTCAAAAAGCAAATGAAGATGAGGATAACTAATGACAAGATTTATCTTATGGTATGAGAAACTACCAACCTATGATAGTTATGTTGAAAAATTATCAACTAAGTTCAAAATGTCAAAGCAAGCTGCTCATGGTATTTTTAGTATTTTTATGTTAACAATTCTTGCAGCATACATTTGGTTACCAAGTTTGCTAGGTACATTATCAATTGCATCATATTGGGTAATGTTAAGTGTATATTTAATTTGTACAGCTAGTTTTTTATGGGCAATGTTAACTGTAGCAACATTATGGAGTCCTAAACTCCGAGATTGGATTTCTATTTTTAGTGTTATTTCTGTTATGACATCAATATTTGCTATAACACCTATAAATTATCAATCAGGTGCAAACACTAAATATGTGCAAGATACAACCTATATAACATACGATATGAAATGTCCATATTGTAAAAAAGCTCATTCACAAATGATAGCAGCAACTAATCTTTACAACCAGACCCACAAAAAACAAATTAAAATTGTAGATATTCGTAAAGATACAGAACTAGCTAAAACATTAAAAACAAAAATCAATTATAAAGGTACAATAATTGATACTAAAACAGGAAAACAATCAACGTACACATTAAAGAACGCCAAAAATGACCCGGGTGTTCCATCAATTGGTTATGTGTGGGAGATTTTACGTAGCTATTCACATTGATAACAGTATATACTGACGGGTCAAGTCGCAAATCCGACGAATGGATTGGCGTCTACGCAATTGTTATCTATAAAGATGATGAGCTTATCTATACATATTCAGACGCAATAAAACCTTGTACCAATAACGCCGCTGAATTAACAGCTGTATTAAAAGCAATTCATTATTGTGTAAATACGTATCCAACAGAATCGTTACAAATTTATACAGATTCAAGATATGTATTAAATGGTGACAAACGGACACGCGAAACGATGTTTGACACTAATAAAAAGTTATGGGAGTTATACTATAGCTTTAAGGATAAAGTAAACTTTACTATAGATTATGTGAAAGCACATAACACAAGTGAAGGTAATAATTATGTTGATGAGCTTGCTCGTACAACATTGAGGAAGTATTTTAAAAATATTAATGGATAAACTGATACCACTTGAGAACGTAGATAAGACTGGATTTCTTGCTGATTATTTACAAAAGCGAAGCCAGCAAGAACCTGAACTTATGAACGTATATCAAAAAGAAATAGAACGTATAAAACAGAATTTAGAAAAATGATAAGACAAACACATAAAGCTTTTGCTAGTACGACAGCAACAGCTTTTCTTTTAACATCTAATTTTTATTATGAAAATATTAATCCCACGGGAATATCAACACCAATTGGTGAGCAATTGGGTAATCATATTACAACGGGTGCTATAGCTATTATACTTATAGCATGGTTAACAAGTGGATTACCTGATATTGATGAAATAGGTAAACGATATCATATACCTATAATTCAAAATAGTAATCATAGGGGATTTACACACTCAATATGGTCAGTAATATTACTAGCAATATCATTATATTATACGTATAATAACATATGGTTATTTATACCCTTATTGGGATTATTCATTGGCTGGTTAAGTCACTTGATAGCTGATGCTTTCAGTAATCAAGGTATTGCATGGTTTTATCCATTTTCGGGGTATGCTGAAAATGGTGAATCAAAATGGGCAAAACATCGTGGACCATTTCCACCATTATACCGAGTAGGTACAAAAATTCTTATACCAGCAAAATATTACTGGTATTTCATTAATATAGTATTATTAACATTTTTATATAGGTAGGTCATTATGAAACATAAAATTATTACATTAACATCAGCAGCGTTGCTTGCTGGAACAGTATTTACAAGTTTAACAGCATTTGCTGATATAAAAACAGACACTATTGATGAGGTTTGGGGTAAACCAACACTTGTTTATGGTGCTGGGCTAAATAATACTGAAGTAAATCAAACAAATAATGCTTTTAATATTGCTGATATTTCAAATGTCAATAGACAAGTAAATTCCGGTCAAGATTTCCAAACATATTTGGGACAATCCGGTGTATCTGATAATTCACTATTTTCATCTGTATTAGTTCAAAAGCAATCAAAAGGTAAAGGTGTTAACGTAGATATTAAAACACCAAATAATATTACATCTGTAACAGAAACACAGTATGCTAATGCTGCAATTACAGCAGGGGCAACCGACGTGCAAATGGATGTTGCTTCTGTTAAAAAGGTAACAGGTGAATCAGCTTTAGTTGGCGTTTATAAAGCATTATCTGCTAATGGAGTACATGTGGATACTGACAGAACTCAAGCCGCAACACAAGAATTGCAAACAGTAAACAACATTGCAGACGCTCAAAAAAATAATGATGATTTCAATTCAAAAGCTTTAGACTTAGCTACAGCTCAAATTAAGCAAGGTCTTGCTGACTACAAAAAAGCAAATGGCACAACTGCACCAGATGAAGCTGTACAAGATATTATTACAAAAGCCTTGAAAGATAACGGATTAGCAAATATTTTAACAAGTGACCAAATTCAATCACTTGTTGATTTTGCAAAAACATATCAAAGCACATCAGCAATTGATTCTCAAGAAGTAGCAAATCAATTGAAACATTATAAAGATGATATTTATAATAAATTTAAAAATGTGATTAATAGCGACAACGCTCATAATGTTTGGGATACAATTTCAAACTTTTTCGAAAACATGTGGAAGAGTATCACTAACTTTTTTAGCAATTTAAGTAATAATTAATAGGTAAAACAATGAACGAGATTAAAATAAATATACCATCAACTGTTTTGAATGAATTACATACTAAAGGTACAGCTAAACTCACGCATGAGCACTTTTATCCTGGTTATGTAATTATCTACAATGAAGATGTAGCCAAAGTCGAGTTAACACAGCACTTTGACCGACTTCTCACAGAATCATATATTATTTTAAACAACTGGTCAATAAATAAATTAATTGATGGTGACGTCGTTCCTGTCACATTTAATAATTCAGGTATTATCGAAGAATTAGAATTAAAACAAGCATGAGGTAATTATGAAATTTTCTGTATTTTCAATTGTAACCGGTACATCACGATGTGTAACAGTATGCCCGTTTTGTGTATCTGGTGAACTAGCAACACGTGAAAATCGTGAAGTCCCACAAATCAATCATCGTAATTTGAAAAAAGGTTGTGAATTAGCGAAAACATCAGGTGTTCACACAGTTATGTTAACATCTCGAGGTGAACCAACATTATTCCCTGACCAAATTACAGAATACTTAACAACATTGGAACCATATAATTTCCCATTTATTGAATTGCAAACAAATGGAGTTCCATTAGCTAAGAATTTTGAAAAATATCGTGATTATCTGTGTGATTGGTATGATAAAGGGTTATCAACTATTTTAATTTCAACAGTATCTAATCGACGTGAAATTAATGGTGAAGTCTATACACCACGTACTGGTGAATATATTGATTTACCTGAATTAATCAAAAACTTACATGAAATCGGATTTAGTGTACGTCTAACTGCAGTATGTACAAAAGCTTGGATGTCTACACCAGAACAGATTCATGAGTATTTGATGTTTGCAAAAGAGAATTCGGTAGAGCAAGTTACATTACGTCCATTAAATGATGAATATCGTCGTGAAACAGCTCAAGCATGGATTAATGAGCATAAAATGTCAGAAGACGACAAGGTCGCTATTTATAACTATTTGGATGAACATGGACATAAATTAATTGAATTGCCAAATATTGGTAATGTGTTTGATTATGAAGGTCAAAATGTTATGTTCAGTTATGCTTTAACAAAATATAATGAGCATAATGATGGTTCAAATATGCGAAATCTTATCTTCTTCCCTGACGGAGCATTACGCTACGAATGGGAGTGGGACGGAGCCCGATTACTATGACCGTTAATGATTTCATCACAATTTTAATTGTCAGCATCGGTCTTATTGTTGCTATAATTATCGAGCTTATTGCCGATAAAAAATTTGATAAGAAAATGAAAGAATTAATAGATGCTGATAAGAAACTTGAACAAGAATTAAAAGACTTGGAAGAAGAAAATCGAAAGCTACGAGAAGAACATCGTAAATTACTTGAACGTAAAAACCAATTAGCCAAAGAAACAGAAATGGAAACATAATGAAAGTTTATAATCATAATGAACACACAACAATTCATCCTGAGTTGATTGCAGAGTTACAACGTTATAGAGATGACCGAAATTTTGATGTTAATGAGTACATTAAACAGAAAACAGAGTTGCTAAATAAATATATGACTCAATGCGGACTTGATGCCGCTGTAGTGGCTGTATCGGGAGGTATTGATTCAGCGTTAGTGTTAGCATTAGTAAATGAAGCGTCTAAGCAAGCTAATTCACCAATTCGTAAAATTGTACCAGTAGCATTACCTTTATATGATGATGTTTTAACAAATCAATATGATGCCACTAATCGAGCTGATGAATTATGTGATAAATTAGGTCTAGAATTAGCAATTGTACCAATTAATGAAATGGTGAAGTCATATGAGCACACCGCATTGACCTTTGCCGGGTTAAAGACAACTCCATGGGCAACTGGGCAAATGGGTGCATATGTACGCACAAGCTATTTGTACTATACAAATTCATTACTTAATGAGCAAGGCTTCAAACCAATTCTTGTCGGTACTACAAATATGGATGAGGGTTGCTATTTGGGCTATGTCAGTAAAGCATCAGACGGACTTGTGGATGTACAATTAATTTCAGATATTCACAAATCAGAAGTTTATAAATGTGCAGAGACATTGGGAATTCCCGAATCAATTATGCAGGTAACTCCAAACGGTGATATGTATGATGGACGTATTGATACAGAAGTGTTTGGTGCACCATATGATATTGTTGAATTGTACATTGGTGAACGTCAAAACAAAATCACAGTTAACTTATCTGGCGAAGCGGAAGCTGAATATAATGATTATAAGCAAGCTTTGGATAAATTGCATGCGTATAATCGTCATAAATATTTCTCATTATCGCCAGCTGTACATTTAGACTTGTGGTCTACCGCAACAGATGATGGCTATATTGATTATCACAGTAGATTAACAAATATTTTCGAATAGAACAAGGGCCTATACAGTGATTTAGGCTGCTGTCGGTGCGAGTCCGGCTATAGGTATTAAATATGAATAGTTATAAAGAACTTATAGATAAATATGGTATTGAAATAGCTGAAAAGGCTGGATATATAGAGCCACAGTTATGTAAAAATATAGATGAAGCTAATCGAACTAGTCCTGAAGTAACCGATTACGTTTTACTTACAACAGGGTGTTTTTCACCCTTGCATTCGGGACATGTTCAAATGATGAATGAAGCTAAAAACTGGTTAGAATCACAAGGTGAAACGGTATCATATGGAAGTTTTATTTTAGCTCATCAAAATTACATTCGAGAAAAGCATAATAGATACACATTAGAAGAACGACAATATTTAGCTCAATCGTTAATTGGTGACTATAATTGGTTACATGTTGATATGCGAGCTAATTTGTATTATGATAATGATACAAACTTCACACAATTGATGACTGAATTATATGCGAAATCACCAACGCAAGCTTATGTGTTTGGGTCAGATAGATATGAATTTGGATATATAGCATTGACTGATAATAGATTATATATATGTGTTATCAGAGATAAAAATGACATTGAAAAAGTCAAAGCTTTGTATGACAAATTGAATTTATCAAATTTAGTATATATTATACCGGATGAAATAAACACTATATCAAGTACTGAAGTCTACCAATCAACAACATTACCACGACCTAGAAATGGTAAACGACTAGCAATAAGAGATGACGGCTTATTTGCATATTCAACATTAGATAAAGACAAATATGAGAACTTCAAACGTGAATTAGAACAAGCATTTTTACAATGTAGTTCTTTTGAACAAATTGATTGGATTGATGTCAACACTCAATTAAGGGATGTTCCCGACTTTAAGAATAAAGTCATCAGTTTAGATAAATACTATCACGGTGATATTCAATTAAATATTAGTCGTTATTTTGACCTTGGTGGTTGGCAACAGCATGCTAATGACTTAGTGTTTAGCACACAATATGATGAAGAAATTAATATATCACCTCTGAATATCAATTTACCAGATGATAGATATGTACTTGTAGATGATGATTCAATTAGTGGATATACATTTAACAAACTAAAAGATTCAGTTGATACAATTGTGAGCACATATACATTAATGACACCAGGTTATGATGATGTTGTAGATGCTAGAGATTTTATTATTGGTGCAAAATATAGTGGATTACTTTGTAAGCAATCCAATGGAAAACTGAAGCGATATCCATATTTGTGGCCAGAGGTGAATTTATATCACAGAGCATCAATAAACCTAAATAAGCAACAAGAGTTCACACAATTAGTAAAAAAAGCAAATAAAAAATTAATAGAAAAGGCATAGTATGGGACAACGATTAGTTATTGAGAATATTATTAATGGAAATACAGTAAACAATATTTATTATCATTGGTCAGCGTATACTGATAGTGCAGCAGGTGAAATTAATGATTTATATGAGTCAGTAATAGCTTTTTATGATGAATACAAAGACACATTACCACCATTATTAAAAGATGAAAGCAGTGATTTAGATGAATTTAAGAAGAAAAATCCTATTGATTTTTTCAATATTGCATGCCAATTAGCTATTTCGGGAGTCAGTTCATCATCATTAGCATCACAAGAGTATATTAAAAAATTTTTCAAAGATGATATAGAAGTCATTGCCTCTGATAGAAACAATGGAGTAATCGCTTATACTGAAAACGATATTAGCAACAATCTATCATGGTCTGAAGGTACTGTATATATTGAATGGGCTCTTGATAGTGATGGAGACATTGACTTGGACAATACGACCGTTGATATGTTTAATTTGGTCTATACAGAAGAACCCGATGACGTTGATGATGACGATAAATACTTAGTTAAAAATTTAGATTATATTGATATGGGTGAGAATCCTTTATGTAATATTCCAATTGATGAAGTTGAAAGCTATATTTATTCATTACCAGCATCATGGGGCTTTGATAAAGCTATTTGGAATAAAATTGAATAGACATTAACGACCTTAATATTGACAAAAATATATAGTTGTGATATAATATAATTGTTAAATCATAGCTATACATAACACTATTAATTTAATAATGTTAAGTATGGCTATGAGCCATAGACTACAGGCACCACACATATGCCTGTATGCGAAAGGTAAGACAAACAATGTTAACAAATATTAAGGTAATTAAAAAAAATGGACTAAGTGAACCATTTAACATCGATAAAATGTTAAAGGCTATCAACTTAGCAGCATCTGATATAAACTATACATTATCAGATGACGAACTTAAGCAAATTTCAGATGCAATTTATAAGCATCTTGATGGTGAATTATTATTGCCACAAGACATGCATTATATTGCAATGACGGCAACTAATTCAGTTGTGCCCGAAGTAACCGAAGCTTATAAGCAATATCATTATAATAAACAAAAATTGAAAGCAACTGATTTGCAGAAACTATTGGTTGTTAATAAATCAGGTGAAATTAGTCAATTCGATGTTAATAAAATTAAAGACGCTGCGCAAAAATCAGCCAGTGCTGTAAATAAAGTATTAACTGAAGACGATTTTACAGTTTTATTAAATGAAGTAGCACATTGGTTAGATGTTAAAAACTTCAAAGATATTGTATCAACATCAGATATCCATCGATTAGTTTTAGGCGGATTAAAACAAATTGATAACGATATTTATAGGTCATATAAGCGTTATTATCAGCAACAACGTGAATATGCCACAATGATGCGTGAATTACAAGAAGAATCAGACCAATTAAAATTTGGTTCATATAACGAAAACGCAAATAAAGATTCACAAGTAATTTCTACTAAATCGGCATTAATTACCGAAATGACTATGAAGAAATTAATGCGACATGTGTTAAATCCTGAATGGGTTAAAGCCCATGATGAGGGATATATTTATCTCCATGATTTGGGTGACCTCTATAAAGATACCTTCAATTGTGACCTCTTTGACTTAGAACACCTCATGAAAGACAAAGAACACGAAGATGGCGTCTATGCCTTTAGAATCAACAACAAGACGACCCATGAACCAAAACATGTGTCATCGGCCTTTGATATTTTATCAAGCGTAACTATTGCAGCCTCTGGGAACCAATTTGGTGGTTTCACTGTCAACCACATTGACAGCACCTTAGCACCGTATGCTGAAAAATCTTATCAGCACTATCTCAACGATGCTAAAGAATACGGTATTGCAGACGCTGAACGTTATGCAACAGATAAAACACTCAAAGAAATTAAACAAGGTGTCCAAAGTTACACCTATGAACTTGCACAAACACAAAATGCCTTGGGACAAACGCCGTTTACTACCATCAGCTTTGGTATGGATACAAGTAAATGGGGTCGTGAAATCACACGCGCCATTCTAGAAGACCGCATGTCACCAGACAACCGCGACGTCTTCCCTAAACTAGTCTTCATGTACCGAAGTGAAGTTAATGGTGACCCAACATCACCAAACTATGACTTATTCAAACTAAGTCTTGAATGTTCATCTAAGAAACTCTACCCAGATTATTTGAGTTTCGAGTATGAGGGTGACGATGAACATTATCGCCGTGACGTTTACGAACGTAGCGGACAAACCATTGCTCCAATGGGTTGTCGTGCGCACCTCTCACCATTTATTGACCCTGAAACTGGTAAAGACGTTACCGATGGTCGATTCAATATTGGTGCCGTATCACTCAACCCTGTCAAGTTTGCTCTTGAAGCTCGTGATGCTGAAGGTAACTTTGACAAAGAAAAATTTGACCAACTTGTTGAAAAATACAGCAACATGGTCTTCGATATTCAAAACTGGCGATACGAACGTGTCGGAAACCTCTATGGTTCGTCAAACCCATTATTCTGGTGTGAAGGCGGAGCATGGCAACGTATTCGCCCTGACCAACAAGTGAAAGACTCACGCCTCTTAGATGGTACAACAGCCTCTATTGGTTATACAGGTCTTTATGAACTGGTCAATGCTATGAAAGGTTCTGAGTGGGAATCAGTAACCGATGAAGAAAGAAAACAAATTCAAGCTGATTTTCTTAATCACGTAAATAAAATTCGTATTGAACGTAGTGAAAAAGATAATCACCCATATGCACTTTACAGTACTCCAGCCGAATCCCTTGTATTCACGTGGGAAAAACTTCTCACAAAACAATATGGTGTGATTCCCGGTGTCACAGACCGTGACTACTTAACAAACAGTTTCCACCAACCAGTATGGATTCATTCAAGTGCAATTGATAAAATTGACTATGAAAAAGAATTCCACAATATTGCACGAGGTGGACACATTTCATACACAGAGTTTAATTATGGTGTATCACCAGCATCACTTGAAGCTATTGTAAAATATGCAATGCGACAAGGTATGTACTTTGGCGTTAATGTAATTAGCTCAGTATGTGAAAAATGTGGAGAACATGGGGATTTCCTCATGAACTGTGACAACTGCGGAAGTGAAGATATCTTAGTTGTTGAAAGAGTCTGCGGATATCTCACATATTCTAAACGCTCTGGAGTACAAGCTGTCAATGACGGCAAGTGGTCAGAAATTAAAGAACGCGTACGACATGGTGTCGAACGTGGACAACTCGGACAAGCATCTTACGCAGAACTACACGGTGAATAATCGTGTAACATGTGCGCCATGAAGCCAGCCCGTGCAAGTCGGGCCACATGTTTAATAACGCACATACAAATTTGTGATGTTAAATGAAACTAGAAAAGGAAATAAAATGTACACTGTATACAATGAAAACGGCGACGTAATCGAACAAAACCTTACCGAAGAACAATTAATTGACTTTGCCAACGAAGAATTTGCACAAACAGACAACATAGACGACGCTATCGAAAATGATTTGCTTTTCTATGACAACGTTTACGACGCCGAATTAAGCTTGAATGAATTCGGATTTAAAGTTGTGGAAATGTAGTAGTTAACAAACACCAGCCAACAGGCTATACTATTACTAATAGGACAACGCACCTCATAGAGGTATCAACACTGACAATAGCGCAACCTCGCATATGTAAGGTTTTATAGCAGAAAGGTAAAAAACACATGTTAGATTTAAAACTAGTAAACAAAATAAATGAAGTTGAGAAGCAAACGGGGCACTCGTTACCGAATTTATTATCTAAAGTTCCTTTAGGAAATGTAGTAACAGCTTTTAATGAGCTACAAATTGTTGACTTGGTCGAGATGGTAAGTAGTGTACCAATATCGAAACTTACACACGGTTTGACAATCATTACTCCAGATGAAATTTCTCAAATTTCCCCAGAAAAATTAAAAATTGTACTAAAATACGGAAACATGTTCACAGTGGAAAATCTTCAATCTAAATTTGGTAGCCGAAGCATTATCATCGCGATAAATAAACTAACAAATAGCGAATTGCAATCTCTACTTTTAGAAGATAACTTCGATGTCATGTCCGGTGTTATAGAAAACCTTGCATTTGCTAATACCAAGGCATCTGATGTTACCGAATAAACCCTGGACCCGTCAAAAGCTGACACAGATGCTCTACCACGCGTTTATCGGTTCCCTTGCGGACAATGCCGTTGAAATCGGTTGGGTCTTATGCTTTAGTTTGTTAGCCGATAAAAACTTAGTCGAGCAAATAACGGTACTGTTTGGCGTAAACGACGCTTTTTGGGTGGTTTTATCCTCTACTTACTACGCAGCTAGAATCTCTATGACGGCAACACTACCCAAACTAATTGAAAAACAAGGGTTGCGTATAGAATCTAAAGTAGTGAAAAATCACATATACTTATTCTATCTCATGTTATTACCATCAGCAATTGGTAGTTTTATGTTTCTACCAAAGTTATTACTCATATTAGGTGTATCCCATGCCGATTTACCATTTTACATCCCATACTTCCAACTTTCAATCATATCTATTTTAATTGCCGCGCCTTGGGCTACAATTATACCATCTTACCTAAGAACGAGAGGAAGAAGTAAAGAAGCCACCGTTTTAGACCACACTATTGCATGGTCTATGTTGATTGGTATCTTCTTCACAACTCATATTTTGCATTTAGGTATAAATACGGCATTGTTAGTGAATATTGTAACTAATGCTATACCTCTATATTGGTTCTTATGGAAGAAACCTATTCCTGACTTCTTTTCTAAGGGGTTCGAGTTTTCTTGGTATGAAATCAAAACTTATTGGAAAATTGTTAAATGGGAATTTGTCAGACGACTTGCTCCACGATTATCAGCCATTATTGGCGTGGGTCTTACGATTACAATCAACCCAATTTATGCTGCTATAAAATACTGGATTTCAAATTTAATGATGTTACCTGAAGGTTGGGTGGATTCAATGGCAGGGCTTTTAAATAGTCATGTTTCTCGAAATGTGGGTCTAAATGAACCAATTCCACACAAAGATAATAAATATGTTTTTTGGAAAGCGGTTATCGGTGCCGTTATTTCCATAACTTTGATTTATGCGATTGCTTACTTCGGATTGTCTTGGCTACCTGAGTCAATCTATAAAGGTATTATATCCCCAATCATTTGGATATTGTTACCTATTGAGATTGTAACAAAACTCCGCTACTATATGTGGTTGGCTATTAGTCGTTCATATCGACACGATTTGAACGGGGTCGCTCAAATGATTTACACAATACCAACAGCTATATTAACACCTTTACTACTTTGGTTATTCTTACATCGATTACAATTAAGTTTTGAATCAATTTTTGCAGTTGGGGCAATTGTAGGAACTATTCAGTGGCTAGGTACTGAAATCTACTTCAGATGGAACACAAAGTCATCAATTTTAAAGGAAATTATATGAAAGCACGTAAAAAACCAATTGAAGTAATGGCAATCCATTACACTCACAATATAGACCTCGACAAATTGTTAGAATTGTTGAGAACCAATAAAGAAGAACCTGTTCGATATGACGAAAACGATAAAACAATTTATATCCAAAAAGAACGTGGCGAAATTGCGTTAAAGTATGGAAATTGGATTATTTTTGAAGAAAACACTGATAAATGTTTTTGGTCTATCGACCATGAGATTTTCTTAAAAACGTATATTAAAGTTCCAAATACCGTTAATACGTTCGTCAAAAAGGTTTATGAGGTTGAATATGTGGAACTAAAGTCTTTAAGTGAAAAAGATATAATTGACGTTCTAAATTTTGTAGGATATGTAGTTAATAAAAATGAACCTTTGACTTCTCTTCAACGAAATGACCTAATCAAAGAAATACAAGAACAAGGATATATTTTAATAAACACATTAGAAGGCGTTGAAAAGTTATACCTACAGAAATTTTAATCCGAGGTGTTGAAAACGAATATTATCCAGTCAAACGAACCAATTTCGATAAGGTTTATGAAGTGATATAAATCACCAGTCTTTGAAACTTGACAAATTTATTTAACATGCTATTCGGCATATTATGCAGAACACATAAGAATAACAATTCGCAACAATTGTTGCCGTACCTATATAATGGAATACGGCTGGTTCAAGTCCAGCTATAGGTGTATAAATAAAAATTTAAGGAAAACTTTTTATGGAATATCAAACTAATTTACGAACATTAGCATTAAATACACATATCAATGCGTTTCGTAGTCAATTAAATACATTTTTAGAATCAAAAAATGCAGACACACGTGAAAGTGCCTATGAACATATTCGTAATCAAATTGAAAAATATTATGAAGACGGATATGCCTATGCTGATATTGAAATAACTGTTGATTTAACAAAAAATACAGCTGCAATCATTCAATCATATATTGATATTGACCAAATGGATGAGTATTCTAATCAAATTACAAACCGATTAGAACCATTAATTTCACAATTTACAGTTGATAATATTACATATCATATTGGTGAATATGTCAAACCGTATAATGTTTATTATCTTGAAGCAACTTTGCGTATTAAATTTTAGGTAACTATTATGAGCTTAGGTGAACAAAAGATAAATGACCAACGTCATTTAACAAATCTATGGAAACATATGGCACGAATAGCAAAGAAATATGACGCAATCAGAGATGATGTAGATGTTGAAATTTTTCGTGAATTAACTGAAAAATATAATAATCATATGGTTCATATTGTGTTTGACATTACAAGTAACGACTATGATGTGGCATTACACGATGCCAAAGAATATGCAAAATATATTACGGAGAATTCAGGCAATGAATTATATGCTTTAACCGTCACTGGTGGAGCTCAGCCCGAGGGTTATTCAATGATGCCATGTATTCATATTATCTATAATAAAAGCTATTTGTTAGTATTAGAAGATTTATTGAATTTATAATGAAAAGGAAACTGAATGTTTAAAAAATCAAAAAGGAAACAATACAAAACGGAATTGACTGAAGTTTTGAAAGAATATCCTAACGAAGATATTTATCGAGCAGTAGTTACACGTGTTGACAATAATGGTTTAGAATCTCAACAACCATTAACAACACCAAACAGACCTAAAGGCTATGTGATTAATTCAGTAGCTCTTTACGCACGAAAAATGGAAATCACAAGTTATGAATCAGATTCAAATAAAATTCGTATTCATATTGAACCTGTAAATGTTCGTGATTTTTATATTGATATTATTAAAGGAAATTTTGAACTATGAATATTAATGAATTAAAAGATGCCATTCACAATGTGACTGACGAACCATTAACGTTGACTGTTGATAAATTTGATATGACAGATATTGAAGAATTTATCCAAGATGAAAAACTCGATTATATTATCGAGGATGATGTTGTTATGGTTGCACGAACTAAATAAGATAAAGCTATAATAGTTCAAATTGTAAACAAAATAGTAAACAAAATAGTAAACAAAATAGTAAGCAAAGGGTGACAATATGTTAAAATTTTTACAAAGATTTAAAAAAGTAGATACACTATCACAAGAAGAACTCGACCATATTGCATTACAAGATGAAAATGCAAAACTTAAAGCACAATTAGAACTATTTAAAGCGGCTAATTTACAATTAGCTCAACAGTTAACCGATGAAGACTCTGAACCAGCTGTTGATGTTGATATTAATGACCAAATTAAATTTGCATACCTACGCTGTGTTACAAAAATTGTTGAGCATGATGGAACTTTAACAGTACCCGTATATAACCGCAAACTAGCATGTCATACAACATTTCGTAATGACACGCAAAAGCAAAAATTGCAAGAGTTGTTACGTCAACAAAACAATGTACCGTTTTCTGAGGTAAGCTATTTATTAAAGAAACTGGGATACAACGTTGCTTATGACTCTCGCTATTCATATAGCAATAAGAGAACATATAAATATGCAACAATAACGAAAGAGAATTTTGTACATGAATAATGACTTATTTATTTCTATTGAACCAAATATTGAGGCTACCGATACTCAAGATGTTGTCTATGAAGATGTCAGTCGTAATTATAAATATGCAAAATATTGGTCGAATAATTGGCGAAAAGTTCACGGATTACCATTACGACGTAAAGAAAACAACAAATTTCATGTATATTTGAAACCAAAACTATTAACAGTAGAAGAAACCAACGCACTTCGAGACATGCAAGAAGTTCTTGAATGGTTTGCAGGGAAAATAAATGGCATACATACATCAAATAAATAAATTTGATATTGATAACGATTTTGGTCAAGGTCCTGTAGTTTCTGTATTTTTCAACTTCTGTTCATTTCATTGCCCACAATGTTGGAATCAAGACACGTGGGATAGAAAAGAAGACTTGTACTGGGATAATGATGAAGCGGTACGTGTTATCGTGGACGCATTACAAACACAGCTTATCAAACGAGGTATGAAACCTAATTTAAGCTTATTAGGTGGTGACCCAATTGTAACTGAAAACATAGACAGCACTATTTATATTATTGACCAAGTGCGAAAGCAAGTACCAGATGTCAAAATATCTGTATGGACAGGTTTTGATATTGAAGACTGGTATAAGACAGATAAATTTGAAAAGCAAAAAACTATTTTACCACGAATCAACTATCTAATTGATGGTCGATTTGTATATCAATTAAAAACTAAAAATCAAATGTTTGGGTCTATTAACCAACGAGTTATCGATACACAAAAATTTATAACACAGAATTTAGATATTAAAGAAAATATATTGGCAAGTTTAGCATATCCTAATGTGAACTTAAGTGTGATTGAAAAACCTGGATATCATACAACACCGTTAGATTCAATGCAAAAATATATTCAAAGCGATTACAGGTCATACACAAGGTCTATCTTAGCTGATGTTAAAGCAAGCACTTGACAAAGCACCTCTTTTATGGTATAATGGAATTATAATCATAAAGGGGGTTTTTTATTCGTGAAGAAATATTTCTTACTCACGACAACCGTACTAACGTTATTTGCCGCAACTCCAGTGACACATGCTGATACAATGCAATCAGTATCAAATGAGATACAAAAAGTTGATAAGCAATTAACAGACGCAAAATATAAAGAATCACATAAATCAATTGTACAACGGATCTCAGAATTATTCACATCACACGCTGATGAAGAATCTGATGTCGATAAATTATCAAAAAAATTATATAAGTTACATTTAAAGAAATCTAATTTATATAAACAGGAAACATCAACTAAAGCAACACAATTAAACACCACTTCACAGCATAATATGGAGTCTAAAAAAGAAGCCAAGAAAAAAGCTGATGAAGAGGCTAAGCGTAAAGCCGATGAAGAAGCTACACGTAAAGCTGAGGACGAGGCAAAAGCTAAAGCTCAAGAAGCTGAAAAAGCAAAAGCAGAAGCATCTAAGCAATCTAGTACACAGCCCACCTCACAACCACAATCTTCTCAAGCACCAAGTTACACACCTGTAACCCATGATGGTATTCAATTTGGAAGTGATGGCTTACTAGTGATGCAATCATCATCTAAAGCACAACAAGCCATTAATTTGTTATTAGGAATTCCTGGACATAGTAATGGTAGTGGATATCATGCATCAACAGGACTTGATTCATTAATTGATTCATTATCAACACCTGAAGCCTTATATGTACTTCACCAAATTGAAGGTGCCGGCTTTGGACAAACAGCTAGTGGATATGCTGGTATGGATACACCAGAATCACATAAAGCACTTGTTAGTATCCAATTAAATGGACGCTTTGGCGGTTCAATACATGAATTACTAAAACATTGGGGAACATATAGCTACGGTGGCTATTAACAGCCTTGTGTACACAAGACTAAACTGGGGACAATCCCCAAACCCCATTATAATTTTAAAGTAATATGAGTAGCATATTACTTTTTATATCTAGGGGGCATTTTTATGGACAAATTAACCGAAGATTATCAGCCACATATAGCATGTCAAGCTGTTTCAAAACAATTTATTCAAAAGCATAATCCAAGTGAGCCAACATTGCTAATTGCAATCAATGATTATGATGACAAGTTAAAAACATTTAAAGAACGTACAAATTATATCACGTATTCAAAATATACAGCAGTACACTGGGTATTTTTTGATGATATTGACCATGTGCCGTTCACACATAGTGGTATTATAACAGTAAAACAGGCTGAAAATATCATTGACTTTTTAGATTATCAGTTTGAACATAAAAATTTTGAGAAAATTATTGTGCATTGCCAAGCTGGTATTAGTAGAAGTCAAGCGGTTGCATTATTTATTGCTAAATATTACTTACATGATGAAGACTTATACAATCAATTGTACCATCAACGTGGTAAAGTAACAGGTGGTAATAAGCTAGTCTATAATAGACTAGTTGATGCATATAATAAGAAACATGAGGGTTAAGATGAATCATTTAATTGATATTTTTAAACAAGAATTTAAAACACCCAGAAATTTTCCAGCCGTAGTTTCAACGGACAATTATGTCAACGAATGGATGAAATTACAACCCAGTAAAGATGATATTCAAAAAATTAATGATGAATTATCAGCATTTTTACGAGATGAGGGCTATGTAAATATCAGTCCAACATGGTATTTCATTAAAATTGTTCCATTAGCTTACGAGGATGATTATAATGAATATCAAAAGCATTATGATAAATACCAAATGAGCAATCAGTCAATGGCTGGTTTATATATGGGTGCTATCGTTATTGGATTAATGGCACTCGCTCAAGTTATCAATCAAGGCTTTTCACATGCAACAACAACTATTATTTTTGCGGTTGCAATGGGTGTTATTGCGGGAACATTAAATATGAGAGCAGTGTATCACAAGAAAAATGTGAATGAATTTGTTGAAAAAAACAACACATTGCAATTAACGAAACTATAGGTAAATTTATGAAAATTTTAGTCGTACCAGACATACATATGAAAACAAAGCAGATGCTACCAAAAGTTGCCAAAATTGCAAATGAGCAAGAGATTGATAAAATTGTTTTTATTGGAGATTATTTTGACGACTGGCATCAAGTAAACAACGCCAAGTTATATCGTGACACAATTGACGACTTGAAAGATTTTTACGATGAATTTGATTGTGTCTTTTTACTTGGGAATCACGATGTACCATATATTACAAATGAATATCATCCATATTCATCACCATTTTATGATGTACGCTTGGACGTATATGCATTTTTGAAATATATAAATGCACAAGTCGCCTATCAAGCTGATGGCGTAACTTATTCCCATGCAGGCTTTTGTAAATATGATGACATTAAGTCATGGATGTTTGAACCAAGTATTGACCATTTTGGTAAACTACGTCAACTAGACCGACAACCGGGTTCCGCCTTATGGATAAGACCTGATTATCCAGGTTCACGTGTACCAAATCAAGTTGTTGGGCATACACCTGTAAACACGGTACAAGAACATGACGGTGTAACTTATATTGACACATGGTCAACATATCCAATGGGTGGGCATATCGGTGATGGTTCATTTGTAATAGTGGATAATGGTGAGATTACTCCAACGTTTTGATTGGGGTGAGCTCGCGAAGCGAGCGAGGGGGCTTGCCCCCTAAAAATAAAATAAGCACGCCGAAGGCGTGCCAGAAAGGAACGGAAAAAATGACAATAACATTAGAAAACAACACAACAATGCTATTATCAGATATTAATTATGGAGATGTATATATCAAAAACGGATTATTATATCTTACTGATGCATACCCAGTTAAACGACTAGGTGACAAATTAGTATCCGACTATAGTTATGAAGACTTATGCCGTATTGTGAATTGAGGTAAATATGACAGCCCATTTTAATTATAAATTGACATTAAAATCTGGTGAGATTTATGAAAATACTGACGGGGGCTCAGTGGGAATTGTACGTGATATTTTCCTAGAAGATTATCCAGGCAAACCCGTTACATTAACAGACTATAATGACTTATTAGATAAAAGTATTGTTCTATTTAATGAACGAGAACTTTCATTACATATTTTCGGGGACTCTTTTCCATCAAAATTCAAAAATATATTCAAAACAGACCCAAATTATGAAGACACCGTTTTCGCATTTGACCCTACAGTTTTGAGTAATAAGAAATTTGATGAATTCTTAGAATTGCTTAATTATGCCAGTGATATATCTATTGACAATATCAACGAATTTTTACCGGTTGAAATTGAAGTTCTCATGGATGCTCATGTATTAGCAACGTTTGATTCTAATAATGATAATCGATATAAAACGGCACTTAGAAAACGATGGTTTATTGAATATTTAACAAATCGTACTCTATTTGGATTTCCACTTGCTGAAATTCAAAGTCTGGAATATAGTTTAGATTAACGTTATGATGGATTTTGAAGATAAATTAGCAGACCAAACGGTTAATCGACTTGCTAGACCAACATATCATAGAACACAACAGCAAAAAGATTATATGTGTAAATTAGCTGCAAAAATAATATTACACAACTATAAAGTGACTAATTAAGACTATTGAAACTTGACAAATCGCCTATTTTGTTATATACTATATGTATGAAGTAATAATAACAACAGGTAATATATATGGTAACTATAAAGCAGATAAACCCGAATTCACCACGTTTAGGCTATGAGGTTCAAAAAGGTTTAATTGTTGATATGCCAAATGGTGATGGTAAAGCAATTATTGAAGAAGCCGACAATTGTATAACTATATCAGAGCAAGACGGAGCCCATTCAGTAACTTTGAAAAATGTAAAAGTACCTGATTTGGGAAATCCTAATATTATGATAGAGATACGAGGCGATGTTGATAATAATCATTTAACGTTAGAAGATGTTGATTTTCACACACAAGAAACGACAATTGTCAGCAGTCATAGTGATAATTCAATTTCAGACACTATATTTTATGGCAATAATTATGTATATATGCAAAAGCATACAATTACAGATGCATTTATTGAAGATTGTCATATAGAACGGTCATCTGTAACCTATAGTAATGTAGACCACAGTTATATTTTAGCAACAACTGTTGATGCGAGTGCTGTGAAAAGTAGTCGCTTATATGCAACAGAAACAATTGATAGTACAGTATCATTAACGAAAATGTCATTAGGTACCGTTCATAATGCAACCATCGCCGGAATAATCAAAGGTCCTATGGATGAGCATCGTATACTAACTGATGGTTACTATGTTGGCAGAGCTGAAGTTAAAGATGATATTGCTTATAATGAGGCATTAGCTTTATTAATATTAACCGATAGTTTACCAACTGAAATTGATAAGAAGTATTATCGACCATCACAAGCACTAATGGATACTATTCAAGATAAATGGGACACAGTACCTACTGAGATGAAAAACAATGTGCTTGAAACAACACCATTTTTAACAACCATTGTTGGTGATGACGTACCAATGGATGATATAGTTCAAAGTGTGTACGATGATGAAGCTTGGCGAGTTGCTGATGAATTTTATATTGACCCAAATATATTCTTATTCTCAGACAAAGATGATTTACAACAATAAGGGAGATTTTTATGGATAATCGACTTAATAGAATCTGGGACAATGCGTCCGATGAACTAAAAGCTGAAGCTCGTGAATTTGCAGCATCATTAAGCGTTAAAGATGCAGAAGCTGTTGCTCGAGATTATGTTATTGAACAAGCTTTAACTAAATCGAGAGAAGATGAAGATGCAATTGACCCAAGTATTTTTGACTTTTCTGACCAAAATGAATTACAACAATAAAGCAAATACATTTAAGTAATTTATTTGCTTTCGAAATTGTATACACAATTTCGAAATATGGGGCACTCATAAAGTCTTCGACTTTATTCGTTTTCGCCCCAACGTATGTGTGCAAGCACACATACCCCCACTTAATATATGAAATCTTTAATGTGATTTCTTTTTCCAAATAAATGACCTCCATATTAAATTTTTAATTTTTCAGTGCGTTATTATGCAGCCGGGCATTTCACTAGTTCGAATCTAGAATAGCGTATTAATTGTTAGAGACGTTCTCTAACAATTAGACGTCAGGCTCAGGAAGTTTTCGAAGAAACTTTTTGCAGAAAGTAGCTTATAGGGCTGCTTTGTCTTCAATGATTTTATTATTGAAGACACTCGTCGATAAGAAAATACTATATTTCATTATAAAGTAGATTCTTATTTAGAACTATAGGCTTGACAACCTTTAATTTTTTATGATATAATAGAATTATAAAGATTTGTAAAGCCAACATATAGAGTAAAGTTTGAATATTGGATTCAAACGTAGGCTATTTGGTAGTGTTATTGATGACTGTTTGTAGAAAACAGAAGTGTGCTATTATGTATCAGGGCATTTTATCAGTTCGAAACTGAAATAGCATATAGGGCTTGACAACCTTTAATTTTTGTGGTATAATAGTATTATAAAAGTTAACGTTAGTAAAGCCCACATATAGAGTAAAAGTTTGAAAATTGGGATTCAAACGTAGGCTATTTGGTAGTGTTATTGATGACTATTTGTAAAAATAGAAGTGTGCTATTATGCATTTGGGCATTTTATCAGTTCGAAACTGAAATAGCATATAGGGCTTGACAACTTTTAATTTTTGTGGTATAATATATGTATCAATCATTACAAGTCATCAAAGTCAGACCAGGTGTTTTAAGTTGTTAACTGTTTGTAAAAAAACAGTAGTTTGCTAGTAATAAATAAAAGTGTGCTATTATGCATCAGGGCATTTCATCAGTTCGAAACTGAAATAGCATATAGGGCTTGACAAACTTTAATTTTTATGGTATAATAATACTATAAAGGTTAGTTTATAAGCCTGACGTGGTAAATAATTGCAAGTGGTACCTCTTCACGCTATTCGAAATTGGGAATTTCACCAGTTCAACTCTGGAATAGTGTGACAGATTGATTTTCAATCAGTGGATTATGATATAACGGATATTTTACTAGTTCGACTCTAGCATAATCTATAGGCTATAATAGCCTAATAACAATTTTTAATAAGTTTTTTTAAAAGTTTAAGTATTCAATGTGTTCAATTGAAATACCTCAAAAATAATCTCACACTTTGTGGGATTTTCACGGACGAATAGCGAAGTTGGTTAAACGCGGTGGACTGTAAATCCACTCTCATTGAGTTCGGCAGTTCGAATCTGTCTTCGTCCATTTAATCCACCATAGCTCAGTTGGTAGTAGCGTCTGACTGTTAATCAGAATGTCGCAGGTTCGAGTCCTGCTGGTGGAGTTTTAGGTCGGATAGCTCAGCGGTAGAGCAGTTGGTTGAAGCCCAGCGTGTCGTAGGTTCAATTCCTACTCTGACCATTTTGTCAAAGCAAAGACACTAAAATATGCTGGATTGTGATAACTATTTAATTTACAGACAAAGGGGAAGCCTATGAAAAAGGTTGCACTTGCCTTATTAGCTGTTGCTTGTCTAGGTGTTGCTTGTAGCTTTACAAGTTCAACAGCATCTGCAGCAACAAAACGTTATCGTATTACCTATACGGGGCCAACTGTAATTCGTAATGGAAACAATGTGCGATATGTTTGGACTCCACATCTTGAACGCATTCGTTAAGATTGCGTAAAATCACGATTATTCGTGATTTCTATATGGATGAATACTCAAGTTGGTGAAGAGGTCGCATTGCTAACGCGATAGGTGGTCAAACACGCGCAGGTTCGAGCCCTGCTTCATCCGTAAACAAATCAGAACTGAAAGGACTAATTGCAAATGAGTAAATTACAATTAATTATAGCATTAAGTATTGCATTAGTTATTGCAGTCTGTATTTCTAGTTTAATTATTTCTCTTTTTGCTGCATTAATTAAACTATCAATTATTGCAATTCTAACAATTTTAATTTTTACATATATTTGTTCAATCATTACAGTGATTAGAGCAATGAAAAAGTAACACCTTTAGTTTAGTGGTAGAATCGCGGTCTCCAAAACCGTTGGCGGAGGTTCGAATCCTCCAGGGTGTGTTTCACGCAAGTGAAATCAGGCTTAGCTGAGATAATCTATAGTGATATAGGAAAACGATATGTGTTAGGACATCCACAATCGTACCGTTATGGGTCAATCTAAGCAAAATAGGTCTTAATGTTTTCAATGATAGTGGAAACAGCTTATAAAATGATAACTTTTAAAAGGTAACTTTTAAACCGAGGGCTACTGCTAAGGTACATATGACAGTATGTGAGTTATTGTTGAAGTAGGTGAGACGATGTAAGATACTTCAGTGCGAGGGTCGCGCCAAGTGCGAGTATCAGTAATATGTTGCTGATGGCTTGTTGCCATTTCAACGATTACAGCTGTAAAGGTTGCTAGCCTTTCAGTAACGTGTCGGCGCTGTGCATTTTGAATCTCAAAAGGATTTGAAACACAAGGCGATGCGTGTCGACGGTGTCCATGAATAATAGATGATTTTTATATATGGTATATATTGGTTCAATTAATATTTATAATAGCAAAAGTCATCGCCCGTTATAACCAACAGTGTCTTTTCGTAGGATTAACCTACGCACATGAGACTCGCAAGGTTGATTGTGATGTCAATGAGTAAAGCAACTTAGTCCTTTAGCGGGGATTTTGATAATTGAAAGCTGGCATAGTAAGTTATAACGTAACGAGTGGTAAACGTAAATTATCAGGCATGAACATTACATGACGGAAGTTGTGTGGATACGTTTCTAAACAATAAGGAAATTAAAGATGTTCGCATAACGCTGTAATCTCAGGCGTTTATAATGGGGTATAGCCAAGCGGTAAGGCAAGGGACTTTGACTCCCTCATGCGTTGGTTCGAATCCAGCTACCCCAGTTGAATGGATTAGGTAGAATTGAGGTCAATATGAAAAAACTACTTATTTCAGCAATTATGGCATTAACACTACTTATTCCATCATTTGCACATGCAGACAATAAAGAATCTTATACAAATACGATTAAGTTTGATAATAAGATTTTATCTGTAGGTGAATTCAAAATGAATAATATTTGGGATATTCCTTCAGTCTATGCAGCCCAAGATTATATTAATCAAGGCTATGTTGCACAAGGATATCACCCATTGGATTTTTCTGACAATCTAATGACATATTTAGGTGGTCATAATCCAGGTGTGATGTCTGAAATTGCTCAATACGCAGGTGTAGGTAAACGAGTGACCGTATGGGATAAAAATGGAACTAAAAAAGAATTGGAGTTTTCACGTTGCATTGAAATCCCTCGTGGATTTTACATGGACCCAAATTCAGAGATTGTTTCATTTTTAGATAATCATATGGATGAACGTGAAGGTCTTGTATTACAATATTGTAGTACCGATAATTATACAAAATTATTATGGATTTTATATCCAGTGAATTAGCACTTGACAAAACATCAAAAGTGTGTTATAATAAACAGTGTCAAGGAAAAGACATAAAAACCATACCACGCGCTGGTGGTGAAATTGGCAAACACACAGGACTTAAAATCCTGCGACCGGGAACGGTCTTGCGGGTTCGACTCCCGCTCGGCGCATTGGAGGCTGGCTCAGTCTCTGAGGAGAAATCCTCTTGAAGCGTTAGGAGAATGTCACTGTCATTACCCTTTCAAGGATATGGGAATACATTTGTAGACGAACGTGAGAAAAATATGATAAATGCTATATTATCTACGTTTTTCAGAGCATAAGATATGGGATTATCAGGACTTTTAGGAAACAGAGCATAAGATATGGGATTATTATCAGGCATTTTAGGAAATGCATCCAAAGCAAACACGAATCATGTTGAACAGGAATTACAAAAGATATTATTACCAAATGAAGACATTGAATATGCCTATTCATTAGTACGTGATATTATTGCATTCACCAAATATCGAATGATTGTAGTTGACAAGCAAGGCGTGACTGGTAAAAAGATTTCGTATCGTACAATTCCTTACAAATCAATTTCACGATTTGAAGTAGAAACAGCGGGTCATTTTGATTTAGATGCTGAGTTGAAGATTTGGGTATCATCAGGTGTTGAACCTGTAGAATCATTAGAGTTTTCAAATGATTCTAGTATTTATGAGATTCAACAAGTATTAGCATTAGCTGTTTTGACAGAATAAATATAGCGAACTTAGATGTAATGAGAACCAAATTACATATCGTTATAATATCACAAACAAATAATGGAGGCTGGCTCAGTCTCTGAGGAGTAATCCTCTTGAAGCGTTAATAGAATGTCACTGTCATTACCCGGAAACGGATATGGGAATACATTTGTAGACGAACGTGAGGAAAACATAGTTGATATGTTTTTCAGAGCAGAGCGTTAGCCTTACAAGGTGGCTCTTTTCATGCGAGTGTGGTTTAATGGTAAAACTACAGCCTTCCAAGCTGTTGTCGCGAGTTCGATTCTCGTCACTCGCTTATGGTCCGTTGGTCAAGGGGTTAAGACACCGCCTTTTCACGGCGGTAACACGAGTTCGAATCTCGTACGGACTATATGTCAAAGCAAAGACGTTAAAACTCGGCGTGCATTTAGACACGATTCGTAAGGTTGGTGTTAACTAGTGCAATGGCACGGTTGCCAACTAAGATGATAAGTAGTATACTCTAGCCGAAACCGCAATGGTACGCAAATGGTTCACTATTACCATGTATATAACGCTCGGAGGACTATGCTATGGAGGCATCAACTATGCTAAGAACGAGGTTTTGGAACTATTCTATTTAGCATGGTTCTAAAAGTTTCAAGTAAAATTCATTGAAGAACCTGCAGTTTTGGAACTATTCTATTTGGCATGGTTCTAAAAGTTTGATAATGTGAGATTAAACCTAGCCCCAGTTTTGGAACTATTCTTATTTGGCATGGTTCTAAAAGCAGGTAGCTATGATAACAAACGCTAGAATAGCATTGGAACTGTTCTATTTGGCATGGTTCTAAAAGTAAATTATAAATAATTTGTAGTAATTATTCGTTTTGCAACTATTTTAGTCAGTATGGTTCTAAAAGATATAATGATGATAGAGTTGTCACGTATCCAATTAGTTTTGAAACTATGTTATTTAGTATGGTTCTAAAAGCGGTTATTACATAATCTAACGCAAAAAAATAGTGATAAAATAGTCTAACGGCTAATATTTTATGGAGGATTACCCAAGTCCGGCTGAAGGGAACGGTCTTGAAAACCGTCAGGCGTGTAAAAGCGTGCGTGG